TGTATGGGGGGGGGGGTAATTATTCCTCTACTCATAATTTATCTCCTTTAATCAAAAACTACGTCTGGATGATAATATCTAATCATAGTTTTAAGATCAGATATAGATTCATCTATCATTTTATTAGCAGATTCAAACTGTTGAATATTTGTATCATCAAAATTCTTTTCTGCTTCACGAATAGATTCTTCTAGTTCATCATTCATTTTTTTTAGTTGTGTTACTTTTAGTTGCAAATCCTTAACTTTAGATTGTAAAATTACCATAGATTTTTCGTCCTTAGCTAATTCACTAGTTAAAGATTGTATTTGCTCTTCTAACAATGCTCTTTTTTCCTCAAGCATAACAACTTTTTCTGTTAAAGTATTTTTAACTTGTACTAGTTCTTGTTCTCTTTGTTTAAAATCATGAAGTTGTTCTTCTAACTCTGCTATCCTTTCGGCGTCATGATCATGATCATTTTCAAGATTATGACAAAGAGTTTCAAGATCATAATTTTTCTTTTCTAATTCTTTCATCCTATTAGAATGAACTTCCAGAAATTCTATTATTTTATTTTCCAAAGACTCTTTGATGGCACTAAGTATGTTATCCATACTTAGTGCACCTCTAAGTTTTTGCAGTGTAATTTTCTTAGTATCTTCTTGATCCTCTATCACTAAAAGATCATCATTAGAAGGATTATCTGTTTTCTCTGGCAAGTCAATGATTTTTATATCAGCCACTGCTCTCCTCCTCCATCTCCCACATCAGCTTACCCCCATTGATAGAACCAGTAACGAATATTTTCCCAAATCCAACTCCATTTGCGGTTGAATATACTGTTTTAAAAATATAATTATACTTGTACTCTATAAATCTAATTAAAGATATAGAATTTAACTGTAAAATAGTTATATGGCCAAATATATCATTTTCTTTCAATGTAGAATCAAAGCCTAAAAAATAACTATATACTTTTTTCTAACATTCTTTGCATATTGATATGAGGTTTCATTGTTAACCCAACAATACAGAGTACAAAAATTTGGAATTATATAATTTTTACAAACTGCCTCTAATGATTCATTACCTGTCATTCCGGGTATTAGATTAGTATAATACCCCTCCCCCACTGATGGGGGAGGGCGGCGTAATTATTCCCATATGCATTTCGTTTCTCCTTAATCATTTACATATAAAATTATCTTTTGTATAATACATGTGTTATTTAAATCACACTCACTAATTTCCGGTAAAGAACCGTTAGGAAAGTATCCAGTCTGATAAAAAGTAGTTATTCTATCCAATCTATTATTTTGGTACATCATGTTGAAACCGCATATTGTACAATTGATATATTTACCATTCTCATCAAAACGACCAGATAAATTCCACTTACTTTGATCATCATTAAGCTGAGCATAGTTTTCAATTGGTACAGGAATCACCTTCTTAAAACTTAAATTATTTACTCCATATTGTATTTCCATACTATGAAGGTTTTCCATTAGTCCTGGTGGTAAAGCAAATGTGCCAAACCCATTATTGTCATAATCTATGGTTCCGATATAGTTTTCACTATCATAAACCACAACCTCTTTACAAGATGTATTTGGAATCCCTGTATTAATATTTCCTAAATTAGACATAATTATAGTCCTCCTTAAATCACTTAAATTATTTGATTATACACAAAAGAAATCAAAAGTTAGAGTTACTGTTGGTTTACTTATTGCGTAAATAAAGAAACCTCCAGCGGTAGACTCAGTTATCGGTAAAACCCCAGCCACTTGTGCTGCGGCCATACTAGAAATAGCAAGACTAGCATTAACGGCCATAGCAGCAGTAATATTAGTATCGGCGTATTTAGCTCTATAGTAACCAGATGTACTATCTAATGACCAAGCTGAAGTGGCCAAAGATGCACCAGTTTTCTTATAAGTAACAGCATCTGCTCCTTTTGGCCCAGTGGCCCCAGTAGCACCTGTCGCACCTTTAGCTCCAGTTGCTCCAGTGTCTCCTTTATCGCCCTTTGGTCCCTGAATTCCCTGTTCACCTTGATCCCCCTTAGGACCTTGGAGACCGGTTTCACCTTTAGCACCTGCCGGACCTTGTGGTCCAATTTCTCCTTGATCGCCTTTGTCTCCTTTATCACCTTTCAAACCTTGAATTCCCTGTTCACCTTGGTCTCCTTTAGGACCTACAGCTCCCGTCTCTCCTTGTATACCTTGCTCGCCTTTATCGCCCTTGTCTCCCTTTGGTCCTTTAAGAGATGATAAGAAGTCACTTTCGGTTCCTTCATTCCCTTGAGATAACCATATAGAATATGGGGTTTGATAACTTCCAGTAAAAAGATCAAACATGCGTTGTTCATAACTACTAGCCATTACAATTAATCCTCCTCACTTCTTACATTTTTCATAAAAATCTGCCATTGTCATTGCAGTTATTTTATCGGAATTATTAGAAATAAACTTAATTACCTCTTCAAACACTGCTTTCTTAACACTCTGCTCATCACCATATTCAGTTACATTGTTTGTATACAAACAAATACAACATTTATGGTCAATAGCATACTGTATCTTGGATTTTATATCATCTAATGACACATCATTAGACATAAGATACATAGGAATTGCAAAATCATATCTAGGGTCAAAGAAATTACAGCATCCGGTAGATTTAACTTTTGCTATCCCATAACCAAGATCTTTTAGCATAGACATTGTAGAAGGTCTTAAATTACCAAATGGGGCAGAATAAGAAATCGGTGAATTTACCAGATTATTCTGCAACCATTCCTTCGTAGATTTAAGTAATAAATATTGATCCCTTGCATTGTTATCTTCTACTAACGTTTCCTTCCTAGGATGGCATCCATACTGCCCTATATCCCAATTATGATTTGCCCTTAAATTCAATACAGAAGCAAGTATATTATTACTAAATGTCTGTCTAGAATTTGCTAAAATCGTAGCCGGAAACTCTCTAGCAGTTAAATACGGATAAGTATAAGTTATGCCTTCTTCATAAATACCATCGAAAGCAAGCATTACTGTCGGCTTCATTTCTTGATTGAATACATATGAATTTAAATAAATAGATTTATCATCCATACTAGAATTCTTGTCAATAAGAAATTCAATATACTTTATTGCGTGCTCATTCGGATTACCATGTGCTACAAAGTCTTCAAATGGTATTTTTATAATATTCCATCCCTGAATAAGCTTGTTTAATTCAATCCCAGCAGAAAAATAGTTTACCATATCTGGTTCATCGTAACTATCGCTGCACATATTAATTTGGAACTGCGGTCTACCTACCATATATTGAGTTACTGTAGCATCTAAATACATAACGATAGAAACAGAATCTATATCTCGTATAGTATTCGGTACCTTAGTAATAATAGATGGCATACCATTAACGTCGCTATTGAAGGTGAGTTTCAGTGATGGCGAATTATTTCTCATATGCTTATCAGTATCGTATGAAAATCTCACCAACTTAGGATAATTTCCTTCCAATCTAGAAATATCATTTCTTTTATTTACATTTCTATCTATGGAAAGAATAGTGCTATCATCAAAAAATAAATAGTCACCATATTTTTGGATAAGCCCGCAACGGTCTCTCTTATCGAGTATAATATCAGAAACTCCTTTAGTCATATTATACAAATACTCTAAATCTATCTCCTGATCCCAATAAGATAGCTCAAACTCAATATGCGCTCCATTATTTTGATTTACACATTCAAAGACATAATCTCTATTGTATATTCTTCTAGTTTCCCCTACAGGAATAGAACCAGAAGCATAACTTTCATATGGTATATATTTTTCTGTGCAGTCTACGGTGAGCATCATATTCCGATACTCTATAGATGCATTAGTGACGAATTTAGCTCTGTTAAACTTAAGCTTAATAGAATTAAACGCTTTAGGAGCAGTAAACACAAATTCCGGTTGTTGCGAATAGGCGAATTCTTTATATGCAGAATCATCCCTTGTATTTTTCACTGCAAAAATGATATTTCCATTATCTAAGAACGAACCGTCTGGCATAGCATTTGCATAAAAAATGTATGTTCCTGCGGGAATAGTATAGGAAAAGGTAATATCGAAATCCATATAGTTATTATCTCTTTGAGTATATACAATTCCAGAGGTAAAAGAATTTGTCTCTACTTGATTATGCGCATTTGCTATATTCCTAGGATTGAGAAGATTCTTACTACGATATACCATTTGCGCTTGAACATTCTCTTTTGCCTTAAAGTCCACATAACCTTCCATTCCAGTGGAGAGTTTCTTTCCAACCAATTTACGTCTAATTTTCCTAATAAAGCTATCGTTGGCATAATTGAGATCTCTTTGTAATCTAGCCTGTAACGTAGATTCGCCATCTCTTGCCTGTACCACTTCAGTACTCTGACCAGAACCCGCAGATGCCACAATAGATTGTATAACTCTTCTAAGTTCAGCTACGTCTGTAAGATATGCATAGTTGGACATCTCTATCTTTATATTTTTAAAGAGTTCCTCTACGTACTTAGACGAATAAAACTTCCAATCAGACGGGTCTCTATAATCACCAGATAGATTCTTTTTAAGTTCTTTTATAGTAGATTTTTTTGTATCTTCTGAATCTTCTACTATAATAAGGTTTTCATCATCCGGCTCTCGCTTCATCACTAATTCTTCTATTAAGACGACTTGATTCAGCCCCATAACCTAAGTCTCCTTTCTTATATGATTACATTAATGTTTTAGATAAGCAGATAGCTCCAATATATAAAAAGACAAAAAATAAACTAGGGGAGGAAACTATTGTCCTCCCCGTCTATTCATTTAAGCTGTTGTTGGGGCCATCTCTTTTTGAAGACCCTGCAGAGCCGATATCAAAGTACTAAGCGTTGCAGTTTTGATACTGTCCGGAAGCTCTTTATCATTGCTAAACTCTTCTTTGAAGTCCTTTATAAATTCATTAGCCATATATGTCGAGATTTTATCCATCATCTGATTGTCTCCTTTGAGCTGCTCCATAAACTCATTTCTTTTCACTGCATCATTGGCCATATCAGCCAGCTGCTTGAGAACCTCATCTACATTGTCTACCGGATTAGATTTACTGGTCTCGATGGCTATCGGCTCTGTTGTCTTTGTATCAACTTTTTCTTCTTTAGCCTTACTTCTTTTATCATTGTTTGCCTCGTACTCCTCTTTTGTGCAGCTTGCCTTTTTTGGTCTTTCGACCTCCTCTTCAGAAAAATCAAGCTTAGCTAAAGCTTCTGCACGTTTGCTTTGCCGATGTTCAAACACAAAGTTTGGTGTTATCGGGGCTGTCAAGTGGCTCACTTCTCCAGCCAATGTCCCAAGATCCGCCTGCACGTTGAATAATAAAGAATCCATAAATGTTCCAAAACTCATTTTAATTACCTCCTGATTTGTTTTAATTTTTATAGTTTTATTCACAGATATAGTATGTAATTAAAATGAATAGCTTTTACTAAAATACAGGATTTGTCAATTTACTTTCATCCTGTGATAGTATCTTAGTTAAACTGTATACACTTTGAATAGCCTCATTAGTAGCTACCTTTATATTTATGCAATTCAAGTCTAAATAATAAGCTTTAGAATTAATAATCTTAAGCTGTTCTTCATTAGCCTCTACAGACCAAACTCCCTTTCCCCCGGCTTGGTCTCCGTCGTAATCTCCAACAATAGATTTAAGATTTGCATTGGTAAAACTTAGTGTATCAATAAATCTATCAGCAGTGTTACTTCCTACATCTTCTGGCCTTATTTTAGGATACCATTCATAAAATTCAGTTCCCACATATATTGGTTCTGTTTCTTGAAGAGTAGAAATTCTTATCTTAGCAGGAAACTCATTCCAATATGAATCCATAGGAAATCGAGTTATCATAATAGTCTTATCTTTTGTTGCAGCAACCGCAGCCATATAAAATACGTCACACCAAGTTAACGGTCTTTCTTGTAATGATGAAGTTCTAAGATCATCATTTAAATTCTCAGAAGAATTATTTCTTCCTCTAAAGATTATTTTTACTTTAGATCCCCCCTTAATAGGAACCAATACTGGTTCAAGACGTTTTGAATATCCATGTATAAATTTCTTCATCTGATCTTCTATTTCTTCATCAGAAAATACCATTTCGGGATTTTCAACTTCTATAGGTACAGGGGTTTTAGACTTTCCACTTATTGCAGTATGAGTAGGAAAGTTAACAAACTCGTTTTCAAATAATCTTTTGACTTCAAATATAATGAACGGTTTAAAAGTAACAAGTGCTGCAGAAAGAGGAACCGCCGCATGGTCCATATCAACCATAAGAGAATCTATGTTTTCAGCCTTTACGTTTGGTAATGATATTATAAGCCTAGAACCATAATCAGTAGTTTTGCTCATTACATTACGTCTTATAAGACCTAGTTTTTTAGATAACCCTATGCCATCGGCATTGCCAGTTCCACATAAAATATTATATATATTTACTATAGTTTCTTGTATTCTTCCTCTAGTAGCATCTGCCATCGAAAATCCATATTCTTCAGTTTCTGTTATAGATCTAACTGCTACTAAAATAGAAGAATAATATTTATTAAGATCACCGACACCAACCCGCCCTTCTGTAGACAATACATCTCTGTAGTATGCCGGTATAACCATAAATTTCCTAATAAATATATTTTTCATATTTTTAGTAAGAAACTGAATATTTGCATTTCTTCGTCTAGACTCAGAAGCCTTTATTTTCAGTTTATCAAAATTATCTTTAAGAAATTTAATACCACATTGACCCTTCTCTTCGTCCTCCACAAAATCCCCATTTACTATACGATATTTTTTTGTTCCATGTACGATACTTACAATCCTAGAATCCATTCGAGACCATAACGTATAAGCCAATGGATGTAAAAACCAATCATGAAGATCAATATATGCAAATGTAGTAGCTCGTTCATCTGTTGTTATTCCAAATATTTCGTTTGATAATAACCCTTCTGGAGTCGGAACCCCAGGTCGAACGAAAAATACCGGATCAGTAACTGGCTTTATATTATTTAATTTTACAAATTCCTCTACGTCTAATACGTCTACAATAATATGCGATAAGTTCTTCTGAGCTTCTTGAATAAAATAATTTTCTTGAATTTCAAAATCTTTTATAAGAAGCGTGCCAAAATCACTACTTACTAATGTAGCGTCCTTCCAATCTATCATATTGATTCCTCCTTTTTACATTATTTTAATGTAAAAAATATACACCTTGAGGATTACTCCTCAAGGTGCTTTTTAAACTCAAGATCAATCCCATTTTTATTTATCGTATAGTCTATATCTCTTTTCTCTCCATGTAACTCTATATATTTACGATCTTGGATTTGATTAGATATAGACACCGCAGTAGACTTATCACAATACACTGTAAAGGAAATACTACTATCATTTAAATGACCCATGACTTTATGCTCATCTATATTAATTAGATTATACATCATGTTTATCTCGGGATAATATTGCTTCATCATATCTTGTAGAGACTGTATCCCTACTGATTGACTAAAATTCACTCTGTCCATTTTGTTCGGCTCCTTCGATTTATACCATTTCTTCTACAGCGTCTTCTAAACCTTCAGCCTCTTTTTCTTTCATCTCATGATCTTTATTAATGAATATGATATATTCTATTGTATGGATATCACCAATTGGCATTTGTATTAAATCAGGGAGAGGAATCCTCCCCCTGTAATACGTTGTTATATCCAGCAAATTCTTTAAGAAGTCGCTAGGGCTGCCAATTGATGGCGTGTGAAAACCAGTTGTTGAGCATCTGCTGGTCTTGCTTTAATGGTTTCTTTGCACTTAGGGCAATTAACTTCCGGAAGCTGGTATGATAATGATTCTCCACCCTTGTTGATGTTCTGCATATACGCAAGAATCGTATTATACTGATCAGAAGTAAGCGTACTCATGATTTGTGAATACTTAATGATTCTAGCCTGGACCGTTTTCTGCATCTTGTTTCTGTAGACATTAGTCTTAACTGGCTGTAGTATTTTCTCCTCTTTATTGATATAATAAATATTATCAATATATGAGCAGAATGATACCATATCCCCGAATTTATCTACAAATTCCTCATCAAGAATAGCAGATTCAAATATGATATTGTAAATAGATGGCTCTCTGAATACAAATGCATAATCATCTGATACTGGGATGACTTCTGTAGAGTACAGCCTGCTCAGTTTAGAATGTTGTGTTCCTATGATGGAGTCAAAGGTGCGTCTAGCTTCCTCATCCTCAAATTTACACATCTCCATAATGTCCATATCATCTGTAAGGAATACTTCGTTACAAGCATCGCATGTGTATGGAATATAATTTTGTCCGCCAAAGTTAGCACGATAAATCGCCATATAAATATGATCTATATCTAAAAAGCTTGTACATTTGGCCCAAGCTTCTACTGAATCCGGCTTATACGGATCCACAATGTGCTTATATATCAGTGTCCATACGTCTAGAGCTCTGTTAAGCTTTGTTCTACCCTTACCGCCATTTGCAAGTCTTTCAATATCTGATCCAGAAAACTTTCTCATATAAATCGGACGCTTAGAACTCATCAAAACCCAATCGGCAATATCCATTTTGCTACTCTTTGGAACTTTTATCTGAGCTGCAGCAGGTCTTTGGGAAATACTGAATGAGCTGATATCGAATGCTTCGGTTACCGGTTTTACTTTTTCCTTTATAAGAGAAGATAATTTCTTATTTCTCTTTCTTATGAGCTCATCATCGGCAGACATACCAGTATTATGGTCAAGAGCTTCTAACTCCTTATTGTAGTCGATATCCTCTCCATAATATGTCTCGTCCATAGTTTCAAATATCTTAGTGGCCTCTTCATAAGAAAGTTGATCATCTGACTTTGGAGGGCATACAGATGTACTAGGAACCGTCCTATCCCGAACAGCAAGAGCTTCACTGGACGCATCCTCTTCATCCCCCATTCCTTCATATTCTTCTTCGGTCATCATCAGCGAATCCGGTTGACCATCTTCAGGTACTAATTCATCCGCGTCATCATCAAGCTTAGCTTCTTCTGCGGCTAATTGTTCCTGTAACGTAAGATGATCCTGAAGTGCTTGAAGGTCTTGCTCGGTGGGGGTGCCAAGACGAGAATTAGCATAATCAATTTCCTCTCGGGTTGGGGTAGAATTAGCACGAGGTGCTTTCCCCTCAATAACGTCCTTATTTTGATTAAGGACATCCATAAACTCTTCTTTGGTAAGTTCTTCTCCCATCAAGGCAGATTCCTCTCTTGCTTGTTCTAATAATTCATGTTGAGCTGCTTTGCGGTCACACGCTGCATCCAGTCTGCTCAATATATTAGCAGAATTATCATCTGGAGGCGTCTCTTCGTGCGCTTCCCTTTGTATCCCTACAATATTACTGGGTGAAACGGCAGCTTTTTCTCCTCCTGATTGCCTGTCTAACATTGCTTGTACATTAGGATCAATAATGGTATTCTCCTCTGCCTGTCTACGTCTTTCCTGTTCTTGAAATTGTTCTAAAGTCATTTATTAAATCCTCCTTTAAAGTTCCATAACACGATCTAATCCTATTATGGTTTTGTTTTGATTTACATCTTGAACCGCTTCATAGCGATACAGAGTTTGGTCTATAGTTATATCTATAACCAGCTTTCCAGAAGATAAGTAAGTATTAACGTCAACAGCTTGATATTTGGGTAAATATACAGCTATTTGTTGCATTATATGTTGCCGTAAGGCTTTAGCTTTTTCTTCATCGCAATTTCTATAATTAGATATTAATCCTACTCCCATAGTAGGATGTGATGGTATTGTACCTGGCTCTAACTCTATGATCCTGACCAATAAAGTAGCAATGGCTTCGCTACCTTCCAATACCATTGGCTGTCTAAATTTATCTATACTTATTACAGCTTCCTTTTGCGAAGTAGCCATTATTATACTCCTTTCTTCAGTATTTACCAATGTGTTTTAAATGTATATTTTAAAATAATGGATTATATATTATATATTTGAAATAATCAAACGAGAAAGGAGAAATAAAACAATGTCTTATACTTATACCTATGAAAGTAGAGATTTATTTGAAGTCAATAATAAAAATATAATTCTAACTTCTTCATTCTATATTCCCGTGAAAACCAATGAAGAAGAATATTTATTGCTATTCCGCTTAAAAGAGTATGACGGTTCTAGATTAAGCTATGGTATTACAATAAATAAAGTTTCAAAATACAAATTTAAATGTTGTATTTTGAGATTATTATTTGAGACTCATCGTATTACTAGCTATAATAGTATAACTGCTTGCATTAAAGATATGCTAGATAGGTCTAAAGTGATCACTTACAATGATAGAATAATATTTTCTTATAAAGAAAAACCGCAATATTCAGTAGAAAGAATAGTATTTGATGTTCCAAAAATAGATCATGCTTACGATAAAGATATAAAGCTATTCTATAAAAATTTGATAAAAAGAGTTATGTATATAATACCAGAGAATGCAGGAATAAGTGATGAGCTATTTATCAACCATTATCCAATAAAAAGAATCATAACTATGACAACAGAATGTATGAATTCCCGCTTTTCTAAGACTACCGCATCTGATGGTGGTGGTAATATGATTAGTGAGCTTAGAATAATGATAAACTGTATTGCCGAAGATCTAATCAATAAAAAATCTAAAAAAGTACCATTACCTTTATCCTGGAGGGACATCTTAAAATTTAGTAAATTTTTATCTTCAATAGATATAATAAAAAATTACAGTTATATACCGGATGAAGAAAAGCTTAAACGTGGTTACGAATATGGCTGTATTATGATTATCTTAACTTTGCTTAACGGAAACGATAAAACGTATAATGAAATGTATGATATTGTTATCAATCATAAAAAAGAAATATTAGATGAAATTAATAGGATACTTAAAGTTCATAGTAAAACAAAAAGCTTATACAACAATTTAAGATTAAGCAGATTAATACTGCTTAAAAATAAAGAACTTTGTGTAGAATATACAATAATCGATTTAGGCATTGATTTATCAAATGAAAAGGAGTAAATTAAAAATGAAAATAGCAAAGATTATAGAGGAAATATTAATTATGGATTCTGAGGATTTTAAATATTTTACTCATGATGAAAATATTTATTTTGTTCCTCAAATTTTATTTGTCGGTGCAACTTATTATAGACCAGAAAAATTAGATATAAAATGCTTTGAAGATACGATTTATAATAAATTGGACTTAAATTGTACTAGAAATGATATTATATTTTCATACAAAGACAATGGCATATATATAAATAGCAGATACAGTCCTAAAGATTTACCCATTACAAGTATCTTATGTGGCAAGATGACCATAAAGCACGTTAAGCATATTACACAATATATAGTTTGGAAAGCTATGAAGCAGTTTTTCAGGCACCAGTCTGTTCTTGTTAAAAATCATTTTAGCATAAGCGATATATACGATATATGGTCACATGTGATATCCGATTATAAGATCGGTACAAAATGTATGGCTGATCTGGCAAGTATAGAAAACACCGATAATATAGATGCATTTATTGATAGTAAAATAAATGATTTATATTCTATTTTATGCACAACATACTTCAAAAAAATTATGAATTTGGAATTGTATACTTTCTTGCAAAGATCAAAGTTTTTTAATTCTTATTCAAGCATAGAGAAGAATGTGATATTAAAGATTAATTCTGCTCATGTACAATATCTATATTCTATTCGCACTAATATTGCACCAATAGATGATATCACAAACAGAATTACTAAACCTATCGTAGATGACATCAGATCTATTTATGATAATAATAAAAATGATATTAATGTTTTAATAGAGTTTATTCAAAAGATTTTTGATATGACTGTTGCAGATTTTGAAATTGGTATAGATAGCATGGGGATTTTATATATAACCTATGAGCGACCGATACAAATCTAATTTAATGAAATTTAAAAGAGAGGGTTAAGATTATGAAAGAAATAGTATTTATTATTGGAAACATGAACCTTTTTAAAAATATCATCTTTATAAAATATGAGGATGCTTTAATTACAAGCTGCAAAAATCCAGATGCAATTAGAAAGGTTCTGCATATGGATACTGAATATATAAGTGTCCACAAAGAGTTTTATAAAAGGCTTGAAGGTTGGAACGTAGACGTTGGTCATGATTCTGTAATTATAGATGCTTTATCCTTATATCTAGCATCCGATGAAGCTAATAAATTTATCAGTCTTCAAAATCACGTTCTGCTTAGTGTTCAGCAGCGAGTTAAGTTAACCACTGATATAGTCGTAGAACTAATAATAGAACGGCTAATTTCCGAATGTATCAAGAAGATCATGATTAGTGTATTTTTTACAAAAAATAGATCAACACATTTGTTTACTGTAAGTTTGATTAATGTCATTACTTCAATAGACACTGGCGAAATTTTCGCCATATTGACTAGTGCATCACCGGAAACTGTAAAATTATTAGATGATCTTAATATCGACGCCGGAACAGAGGAGGCATTATACCACCTTTTAAACAGGAACGAAATCTCCCTAGACCTAGATCCAAAATATGTAATAAAGTTCATGGACCAAAAAAATAACGTTGTTAAAGAATATATCTTAAATAACGAATATTAATTATAATGGAGGTAAAGAAATGATTAACACTGAAATTTTCACAGATGAAGGCATCAATATGTATACATGCGTGAATAACGTGTTAGAATTGGTAAATACTCTTATTCGTACGCATGGCATTAAAAAAGAGGATATATTGGAATACCGTTCCGAATGCTGGGAAGACAAGGATATACTTATGACTGCCTTAATATAAAATATCATTATAAAATAACCATTTCATGGTGAACAGAAGGAGAAAATGAACATGAATAACTATAAACAACTGGTACAGAAGATCATCAAAAATAAGTATTCTTATGGATACAACTCCAAATCACAACTTATTGCTATATCATCAAGAACTAGTGATATGATTTGCTTTGATTATGAAAGCGGTGAAGTATATTGCGTAAATAGAAAAGATTTTATTCAATATGCAAGTTTGTATTTTACCATTAGATCGACGCCGCTAGATAGTCGTATAGAGTATGATCTTGTTTCTAATGAAATATGGTTTGTACCTATTCAAAAGAATATAGAATTAAAAACCTTACTTGATATAGGGTTAAGGATTGGAGTGATCAAGTATTTAAAATTTAGCTTAGATTTAGAACCAAACTACAATTCTGTTGATTTTATGTATATTTATAGAATAGCGGTATCTTATTATAGCGATGCGTTATTAGCAAAGTTCCAAGATGAGATTAACTGTGTAAAATCGGCATTCCCAATGTATTCTTCCATCATTAAAATGAATTTAATAGCATGGGCTGAAGATTGTACCTTATATATATTATCTAAATCTATTACTAAAATTGCTTCAGAACATCGCTATCGTATTGATAGTAAACCTAAAAAACACAAATAATTGATATTTGTATTAAACCCGAAAGGAGAGAATAAGGTGACTAATTGGGTATCGTTCAACAAAAGAGAAAAAGATAAAAAAGCCGCTAATGATACCCTCAATCAGATAAGAGAAAACTTACATCTATTATTAGATGCGGATATAGTAGAAGAGTTCAAATATGCAGAGATCTCTAAAAGTGGACCTCCTAGAGTTTATTTTCCTACGGTAAAAAGAGAAGAAACTATAAAAGAAGAGTCAAAAATGATATTACTAAAACTAGCATACGTTTTTATAACTGCATCTAATATTTACCATTATATATCGTCTTTTATAACTATCAAAGAATATAAATTTGAATCTGGTTATTTCAAGGTAATATTTGAATTGAAAGACGATGCGACTAAAGAAGAAAAACAATGGTGGAACTTTATTGTATTTTGATTTTAAATAAGGAGAATGAATTATGAAAGGAATTATTAAAGAATTAACCAAATGCAAATCATGCAAATATTGGATCGAAGAGGCAACCACAAGCGGTCACGACAACTGTATAATCTTTCTAGTCCGGGAATTTAATGGAGAAACTCATCGAATTAAAACTACTAAAAAACTCTTTGAAGATGATTTCTACAATTTTTTAAGTTTTGATCTCAACATATCACTCTTAGATAAGAAAAATTATATAATAGAATACAATAAAGATTCTATAATTTTCAAAGAAGCGAGGAAAGAAAAAGGAATTTATACTTTATGCTGCCATCAAATAGTACCATGCGATTCATTGTTTACTCCAACAAGTATCTCCATAAAAAGCGATCTCTCCACATTAATTAACAAGATATCGATAAAATGTGAGTTAACTAAACATGCATTAGCGATATTAAAAGTTGAGGGAGAGTTAAGGTTTATTGTGAATTATATATCCTCTCCTGATTTGGTTTTAGAATATATTAGAAGAGTAAACGAGGGAAATAGATTATTAGACTCATTTGAGTCTTATTTTATTACACAGGAGAGCGTCAAAATAAAAAATAACAAAATGCGCATAAAATACAATATACCTGCATCCTCACTCTATAAACCTATAAACCTACAGCTTGATGATCCCACTCCCTTATGCGATTCTTCTTTCTATGATGGCCCTACACCTCTCAACCACAAGCATGAGATACGCGATAGGATCTCGATGTTGATTAATATTATGAACAATGCCACAAATTTTAAATATTCTTTCGATGACTCTAATGATATGATATTACTTATCCACAATGAATTAGTTCTTGCCGAAGTATCATTTACTACAGAAGAATTTAAACAAGCTTTCATAAATAAGTATATTACTGATAACAACTATATGATCAATGCCATCGAAAAGGAGGGACTAATCAAAAATGTTAAACTTCACTTTCGACCAGATCATATTGATATTGCAATCCGGGGTTTAGATAGTATACGTTTACCATTTAGGAGGAAAGAATATGAAAAAGATAACAGTAACAGAAGAAAATTATAAAGAAATACTTAATAAGATTCAGGAAATTACAAATAAATATAAAATGCTTATGCTTTATCAAGTGTTTGATGAAAATATGAAAGAGCAAAAACAATATAGAAATATCCCAATGGGATTTACACGCACATGGCAACCGTCTAAGAAAAAAGATTCATATCGCAGGGCCTTTAAATGGTTTAAACGATCCTCTTTTGTCGAAACAACAGAACACCGTTTTAAAATAAAATCTGAAACAGAACCTGAATCTTTCGACGCTAAACTTTATGAAAAAATGAAATCATTGATTCATTTGGATATGAACGCGTCTTCTGCAATGGTACTAAGTGCTGGGGATAAAATAAGATTTCTACCATTAAACTTGGGCTTTATAACTTATACTGATGACGATTATACTAGATTTGCTAATCCATTAACTATATACAGACATACATTTGTCATAGATTGGTCAAATAGGATTGAAAATTTAGAAGCTGAACGCAGTATTAGAATAGCAGAATGGGAAGATGACGAAAGACTTTATGCTCAAATGGAAATGGAATCACTAGAATATGATGATCCATATCAATGCCAGGAAGAAGATTGGTTACAAGAGGAACTTTTTGCGGATGATTATTACTCGGATTATGGCATGGAGGCAGAAAGAGCATATTTAATGGGAGAAGAAACAGAATAGGATTGAAGGCACTGGAATTATCCAGTGCCTTTTCTTTTTTGTTTAATACGCTTACCCGGAACATAGCATTAAGATAACTTAAGGAGGATGCTCGTATGTCTGCTAAAAAATATAAATGTCCATATTGTCAATTAAGATTGGAAAGAAAAGAATTAATAAATCATATTGATGAAGAGCACGAAGATATGTTACCTAAAGGATACAGTGCAGCTAGATTAGTATATAATCAAATTAATAAGAGAACACATGGTACATGTATGATTTGTAAAAAGGAAACTGAATGGGACGAGAACAAGCAACGATATGATACTTTATGTGGTTCTAAAAAATGCCATGATGAATATGTAAAAATGGTTCGTACTCGTATGGTTAGAAAGTATGGCACGGAAACATTACTCAATAACCCTGAACACCAAAAGAAGATGCTCGCAAACCGTTCTATATCCGGATATTATAAATTTAGGGATGGGGGAAAAATAGGATACGTGGGAAGCTATGAGAAGAAATTCTTAGAGTTTTTAGATGTGTTTCTCAATGTAAAATCATCGGATATAATGTCTCCAGGCCCTACTATACTTTACCATTATAAAGGAAAAGAACATTTTTGGGTAACCGATTTCTTATATGAGCCTTATAATTTAGTATTTGATATCAAGGATGGTGGTTCTAATCCAAATACAAGAGAGATGAAGGAATACAGAGAAAAGCAAAAAGCTAAAGAATTATCTATTCAAGAGCAAGGAGATTATAACTATATTCGTCTTACAGATAATAAGTTTGAGCAACTTATAGAAATATTCTTGTTGCTTAAAGATAGTGAATATTTATCTAGGCCTCTTATAAAGATAAATGAATTAGCAAATATTCATGAAGAATATAGGGATAATGATCTTGCACGTCAACAAATATATCATATATCCACAGTAAATCATGATGGAGAGATATTTGAACCTAGAGTATATGATAATGATAATGTCAAAAAAGGAATGGAAAGAAGAGTTAAAAGAATCTGTTTCTCTGATTCTATAGAAGGAGCTTACTATTCCATATTCCCTAATGGAACTTATGATATAGATTTATACGTGCATATCCCTGCTACGGATGTAAAGATATATAGAACCACTACTGATGATATTTATGATTCAGATATTACTCATGAGATATGGGTAAAAGAACCTGTAGAAATGAGGTGCATTGGTAAAGTTCATATTTCTGGAACTACACAAAAATATAAAACTATAGATGTAGATTCTGAAAAGTCCGGTTATGGAAAGAGAAAATACTTTAAACCAAGATATAGCTGGGTAGAAAAGTATGATGTAGAAGTAGTAGAAGAAGCGTGTAAAGATTTAAATACTGCTAGAAAGTTTGTTAGAGATGTAGATAAACTAGCAAAGAAATGTAATGCTAATTATTTCATAGTGACAGACGGAGCATCTGGAACTAGTAATAATGGTAATCCAGCAATTAGACACGCAAGACAATGTCAAATAGAATGGGAAAAACAACATGGATTTGATCCGGATGAAGACTGATCAAATGAATCTGCTCTATTAGAATCCACCGTAACTAAAAAGCAAAGGGAAGATATGAATACCGTAATCAAATCTTTAGGAAAAGATGATTATAGTGATTTTACAGATTCTAAGAAATATAATTATGTAAAGATCCATTATGATAATGGTAGGCCGGTTGGATTTTGCGCAACACGCAATGTAAGAGAGAGATTAAATGGAATAGTAAATAAAGTATGCATGATAAGTATAGCTGTATCTCCAGAATATAGAAGAAAAGGTATAGCATCATCCTTAGCCAGGAATGCTATTTCACATGCTAAAAAAGATAAAGACCTATTTAGAATATACTGGGGCTTATCTATAAATAATACAGCATCCGAGGAATTAGCTAAAAAATTAGGATTTAAATTCGACTATGAATCAAAGGAGCATGATATAAAGGTGTACTATATACCATTAACAAAAGAAACTATAACGGAAGGATTTATCTTCAATAAAAAAGATTTATATATAAACTATGAATCTTTTGAATCCGGGAAATCCAATGTATTATTGGTAACAGGGTTATCCGGTTCTGGTAAAACCACATTAGCTTCTAAAATGGCAAAAGAAAATAATGCAGAATTAATAGAACTAGACTGCTTTGAGTGCTGTTATCAATTTACAACAGATGAGCAATTAAAACAAGCTGGACAAGTATTCTATGATTATCTATCCTCTCATAAACAATTATGGGACAATCTGAAAGAAAGAAAGATTAAAGGAAAAGAACTTGCTACTGAAATTGATAAATTTATAAAATATTGCATTCCGTATTGCAAAAGAGATAAGGGTACTAAATATGTCATAGAAGGAGTACAAATATATAGTTTTCTAGAAAAGCAAAGCTTAGGAAATACTCCTATAATAATGACAGGCGCAAGTGCTCTTACTTCTATAGCACGAAGACTTAAACGCGCTAAAGATAATAGTATACAAGACTTAAAAAATCAATTATCTGAGCTTCCTCAATGTATTGCTTGGTATATAGATGAAGAAAATTCATATAAAAAATTTGTAAAAGCCATAACAGAATCTATCTCTAAAAATTCGCTGTATCATGTATCTGAAGTTAATTTGGATGGAAAGACTCTGATGCCAAAGGTGCCTAATAATTATTTGGTTAAAAACTCTTATGAAGATAATACTACTAAAAAAGTATGTTTTTCTAGTAGTATAAATGGATGTCTAATGGGTATGAGCATGAATCTTGAAGGAAAGGAATTATATATTCACACTCCTTTAAGAAATTATGAGTATATTTCTCCAACTGTACAGGAAGTACCAGATTCTCATATCACTAAAGAGAAGTGGGTTTTGAAACCAGTAAATCTTAAATGTATAGGTAAAATCAAAGTATTAAAATCTGTAGGTGATGGACATTTCTATTCATATGGAAACAATAAGTCTGCAAAATTATATGATTGGGATTGGGAGTGGATAGAAAAATATTAAGTTAGTTATATACTATAACTATGAAAGGAGGATAAATATGAACATAGATTTTTATGGTATTATATTTGAACAAGAATACGTAACAGGTCAAAGTGAAATAATCACAGAAAAGGCGGTAATTACTTATCCCGGGTCTTTTAGCCTGCATGTAACCCCAGATAGCGACCAAAATCTTGGAGAGAATGAAGGTTATTTTAAATGGGTAAATCATGAAAGTTTTTCTAAAGCTGATGAAATTGCAAGAATAAGATATGGAAGCCCAACATATGCTGTTCATACCGATCATCACGGAAAAACTACAGTAAGGCTTAGCTCTCCAGAAAGAAAACTTTTAATAAAAGTTTTATCTAAGCCAGTAAAACCCAAACAGTTATTGGGTATAAGTGATGATATAACCAAATTAATAGATAGCGGATGGAAGCTTATGATATACTTTTATAATAAGCATTGTAAATTTTCAGATGAAGATATTCTAGAATATGCTAATGCTGAAAAAGAAGATATACCTAAAAATATGATAAGATTATCTCTACCTATGCCAGATTATTCACCATTACCAAATAAAAAATAAGGAGGAATATTATTGAATTCTATCAATGAAAAAATAGGAATTTCTGAAGAATTGACAGAAGATTATGAGGTGGAAGCTAGGATATATAATGATGAAAAATACGATTGGGCTATACACATTCATCCTCCGGTAGCAAGAAAAGATATTGTATATTTTAAGATATATAATAACAACACAAAAGGTTCTATAGCACAATTCGCATCAGATAAATGTGCACGTATAAGTATGCTATCACCGGAATATATTCATTGCGAAGATTGTAGTAAGAACGAGTGGACATTAAATAATGAAGAAAAGGAGCATCTGTGTGAAATTGTTAATTCGTTCTGGGAGATACTGCTAACAGAATATGAGAATGAATTGTATTCTTATGACGGAAAAAGGCGACCAGAAATTCTTAAATTACAGATACCAGATTATACAAAGTTAAAAGAAGAGGAGGAAAAATAATTTGAAATATACTAATCTACTAATGGAATGGGGAATATCTGAAAATCTAGGAGAAAGCCCATATGCTGAAGCTAGAATTTATAATGATTTTAGTGAACATGGGTGGATAATTCATATCCACCCGTCAGAATTAGATAATGTATCTCCATATTTTAAAATATATAAAAACTGTTCAGTTCCAGGAGTAGTTTCAGGATGGTCAGCTAAGACTTGTGCTAGAATCAGTATGGTCTCCCCAGAATATATTCATTGTGATGATTGTTCATTAGAATCTTGGATACTGAGTCATGATGAACGAAATCATCTTTGTAATATAATCGCTAAAGTATGGAGATTTCTATTATCTAGCTATTCAGATGAATTAGAATGGATTACTGGTAATCCGCATCTTGAAATTCTTGAATTACAAATGCCAGATTATTCTAAACTACCAATACTTGAAGAGGGTAATTAATTGCCCTCTTTATTTTTTATAAGAAAGGAGAAACAAAATGGGATTGATATACGGTGAATTTATAACTGAAAATTGCAGTGATAAATCCGACAGTAACTGTACATACGAAGATATGAAAAATGAAAAGTTATATACTGATGATTCTATAAATACAATTATATTTGATTTGGGTGGAGTTATGGTTCATGGAAAATATGATGATAACTTTTCTAAATTTTTAGAAAATGAAACAGATATACCAGATTGTATGTGTCCAAGAATAGCAAATAAATGGATATCTACTCATATAGATGATAATTTAACTTTATCTCAGGTAAAAGAAATAATAAATAATAAATTAGATGAAGATGAGAAACCATTTTTATCTACACTATTTAAAGCTTCAGTAGATTACATTTGTCCAGGAGACTACTCTGCAAATATAATACGAATGTACCACGACAAAGGATATAAAGTATATTATCTATCCAATTGGTCTAGATGGCAATTTGAAGAGCTTAAAAAGTGTACTTGGTTTGTTGCACTTTTAGATATGTTTGATGGGGGAATAGTATCATATGAAGTAAATTGTGAAAAGCCCGATGAAAGAATCTATAAAATGATAATAGATAAGTATGAGCTTACCCCTCACAAATGTTTATTTTTTGATGATAGAGAAGAAAATATAACTGCTGCTAGATTAGTGGGATTTAATGCTACACAATTTGATATTGATAGGGCTATAGGTCTTACATATGAAGAATCTTCTAATATTAGTATGAGTATAATAAATGAATCTAAACTTGAATCTAAGAAAAGGAATAAACTTGATGATTCAGAATTTGGTCTTCCTGATAAAAGAAAATATCCGTTGAATGATAAAAGCCATGTAAAGGCCGCAATTAGGATGTTTAATCATGTCGAAGATGAGGATGAAGACGAGTTGGCAGATAATATATTGTCTGCAATGGCTAAATTTAAAATTCCTATGGATACAATAGGTGAAAATAATAGACTTAAAAATCATATTAGAGAAAACGCGATAACTGAAGGCCTGGTTTGGAATGTTCCTAAAGACGAAAAAACTGTAAAAAATCTAGTGGAAAAAGAATTAGAAAAAGTCAATACAAAGCAAAGCAGTAAAGAAAAAGATCAAGGAATTATCGATAAAGCTACATATGCTTTAACCAAAGATCAAGATGATGCCATTGATGAAGAAGCTAATATAATTAAAAAAGCTATAACATCTGCTGGACTGAAAATAATAAATATTGACTCTGACACAATGGACGTAAATGGAATTGCTGTTTCTCATAGTCATTCAGTATTGATTTACTATAAAAACAATATTTACATGTTATCAATAGGAGGATTCGGGGGAAAGGTAAACAATACAGTATTTGTTTCCACTAAATATAATAGTAAAAAGTGCGGTATACCAATCAATGTTGTTCAGGATGTAGTTAATAGGTTCAAGTACAATATAAAATCTATACACTCATCTAGGCTTAGCGTAACTATAACTTCAGATGCCAAAACTATAGATACATTATATGGTATGATATACAATAAATATAAAAACAAATATGGAGTAAAGAAATATCTTACAAAGATAAAACTAACTACTTCTATTATTAGAGAAACATGCTCAGCTGTGGCATCTGCTGTTCCTAGCATATATGATGCAAATAAGGTATTCATAGTGAATTACATGAATAAGAATACCCTTACCAAAGACACAGCAATATGCAGAGATCTCATGAGTGATTTGTATATATTTGACAAGGACCCCATAAAAACTCCTTTATCAGAATTTATGGAATTTGCCGACGATATAGAATTATACGAGTTCTGTGGAATTTGTAACTTTGATGACGTAATAGGAACATCTTATTCTGGTGAGGATTTCTATAAAAAACTCATAAAAGAAGATAAGCCTATAAGTAATATAAAATACGATCATAGATTTACAAGAGTACCTTCAATAATAGATGAAATAAATGCTATTAAAGAATGTGTATTGTCTTCTGCCCCTAAAGCTAATAGAAAGTTCACAGACGTATTACCGATAGTTAATATAAACGAAAGTTTTTCTAGTGTTAAATACTATTCTGGAGTTGAAGGTGTATTCGCGATGAATGAAAATACCGGTCTAAGAACCAATTATTATTCGTCAGTATCCCAAATCCCTCAATCTGTGATTAATTTATTATCAAATATATAACTTATATATAATGGAATAAACGAAAAATAAATTAAAATATATATGCTTAAAGCATACCTTACGGAAGTTCGTTAATTATTCCATTATTAAAACATGCGCATTGGATTGCGCAAAGATAAATACGGGTACGGAGTTAGTCCGTACCCGTATTTATTTTTTGTTTTATAAACAATTAAACTTATATATAATGATGAGATCAACAATTAAGCATCATTGAGAAGTTGTAACCCCTCTTTCAACTCTTACTATAGATAAAATCTCATCATTACTATCGCGACCGGGGTGACCTAGTATGGGTCACCCTAGTATTTTTGCCCTGAAACATTAATATAATTTATTTATTGAAGGAGGTCTAGAACCTATGGGCAAAAATAAAACTCCTGCTGACCGGAGCATGACAAGATCCAAAGCTATAAAACAAGGTGGATTCTATAATACTGATGGTGATTGGAATAATATAATAACTAGGGAAGATTACCCGGATAAAATATTTAGAGGTAGAGTTGAAGTTTTGGTTTTCGACGGTACTAAAGTGTATCTTGTCAAATCAGAGAATGGAAGATACAGAATTCCAGGAGGAGGATTTGATAAAGGAATAAGCAATATGGATCAAGTGTTTATGGAAACTAAAGAAGAAGCCAAACTGATAATAAAGAATATACGTTATACTGGAGTAACTTATGTAAAGGTGTTTGAATATCTACTGCCGTGTAAAGAAGGAGACATACCATATGATGGTTCAGTCAATGAAGTATATATAGCAGATTATGTAAAACACTATGATGGTTATATAAGAAAAGAACTTAGAGACACAGAGTTAGCCAACAAAGGTAAATTTTACGAATTAGAAGAGGTGAAAGATATTTTACAACCAGCACACATCCAAGCATTAGAGAATATGCTACAAACTAAGAAAATAACTGAATCTTCTACTAATGATAAAGTTACGGAATTAATACATCAATTTCATGAAATATTAAGAAATCTTCATAACAATGAGAATTTTTTATGTATAACCCCTAGAGATATAGAGGATGACGACGGAGGTTATATTTTTGCTGAATATAATATTGAATCTGAACAGGATGCAGATGATGTAAAAACCTTTATTGAACACTGCAATAATTTGGGTTTTATACATGATGTGCATATAGATGAACCAGTATACTATTCTATGGGATATGGTATTATGATAGCAAAACAAATGGCATAGGAGTATATCTCCTATGCCCTATTTTTATTATTTGCGAAACATCGAGGTAAGCTAAGTTAAAGGAGGATAAGACGTGAATACACAAATATGTAACATTAACGAATACTTATTATGGGAAAAGAAAACCGGAAAGCTAATCTATGAAAAGTGTTCATGTAAAGATATTATAAATTTATCAGAAACCGATTCTTCAATGATAAATGTATCTTTATTTAATGTCAGAAAATACGTTTCAGATAATATGATATCTGCACCTGTAATAGAAGATGCTCTGCCTACAGACGGGAAGCCAAGAAGCTTTATAAATAATTTCAGTAAACCAGTTAAAAATCAAAAAGCTAAAATAACTAGACTAAAAAATAAAGCTAAACAAAATAAAACTAATGATAATGGTATTAACGTCGGAGCTATGGGTATATCAGAATCAGATGACTCTTACATCGATCAATACTTAAAATATATCATTTCAGATATCAATAAAGCTATTGAAAGTTTATATGGAATAATATCTCAGTATGCCGACGAGAATAGGTCTACATTTATAATCGCAAAGGATGGGTTTGTTTCTAAAATCACTTTTAGGCATCACCAATCATCATATTCAGATTATAGCATAGAATTACAATGTATATATGGGAATACATATGATGGAGTTAGAGAAACCTATAATTATGCATTTGTACAAAAGTTATTTGAAACTATACATTTACGATATATATATATAGCACCTTATAAATTATCTAAGCAAAATTTTAATATTGTCTTATATCCGCAAGATTGTGATGAGACAGAGGTGTTTAATGATTTACAAAAATTATCCGATTGGTATACTGAGCATTTTGACCAATTTTGTAATGTGCATATAGAGCACGATAATGGCATAGACCTAAACGTGATAATTATTCACTTTGAAGATAAGAAAAATTCTGTATACGGTTCTTACTCACCAGAAGAAATGATATCTAGTAATATATGCACAGAAAATGCTGATTTCATCAAATCGTATTGTCAAGGGATTGACTCGATACAATATTTAGCTATGTTAGAATCTGCTCCTAACAATGAATCATTACTTAGATTGGGATGGGATATAACAGTTCCAATCAATATGAAAAATCTATTGGAGGAATCTAGTAATACCAAAAAAAGAATGGTAACAGAGACTGTGTTAAATGATAATACTCTATTTAAAAATAATAGAGTGTATAATATAGATGACTTCATGGATGGCACTCAAAACTTTTTATTGATAACAGGATTTTCTGGTTCCGGAAAATCTACCCTATCATACCAGATTTCAGAAGATATTGATTCTATAGTGATAGGGTTAGATATGTTCCATAACTATGAATATGCTAAAATTGAATATCCGAATGACCCATGTGTAAAGATAATTAAAAAATACCTAAAAGAAACGAAAAAGAAAGCAAAAGATTTTCCAACAAGTATAGAACAAAATAACTTTGAAGATACATTTGTTCCTTTCTTTAAATGGTTAATAAAGGATATATCCAAAGATACTAAAAATAAGTACATAATAGAAGGTATTCAAATATTCTTATTTGTGCCCTACAAGACTATTAAAAAATATCCACTAATATGTGTAGAGACTAATAAATACAAATCTCTAATAAGAAGATGGATACGGGATGAATGGAATATTAAAGATGTAATACAATTTGCTAAAAATGATATAGAAATGTATAATAGACATTCTAAAATATATACCGGAGTAAAATCTCAATTAGATAAAAACCCATCTAAAGACACTACGTCCGACAAATATCCTATTTTTATAGTATGCTCATATACTGGCACTCCATTTGGCAAAGTTATTGGAACTTATACTAGAAGTCAATATACACATGCTTCTATATCATTAGATACTTCTATGGAAAAGCTTTATTCTTTTGATGGAGACAATAAGACAAACAAGTTAGGAGGATTCTCTGAAGAGAAATTATCTGAATATGTAAAGTATAATGAAGATGCTAAGGTTAAGATAAGTTGTATGTTTATAAAAAGGCGAGATCTAAATATTATTAAGAACAAGCTAGACTATTTTCTTAGTCATAAAAAGGAAACTACTTATTCGTTTGCTAATATATGGAATATAATAAGAAACAAATCTATAGAAATGGGAGGGGATGCAACTTCTATGGTGTGTTCTCAATTTGTAACTTATTTATTACAGCAAGCAGATATTGAAGTATTAGATAAATCTCCGAATCTTGTAACCCCAAAAGATTTATCCTCTATACTAAATCCAAAACTATATTTATTATTCGAGGATTATGCTAGAAATTATGATAAGAGAAAAATAGATAGAATATTTAAGAAAATGAAAATACAAGCTCAGCTTATCAAAGAATCAATGGATAATATATTATAATACAGAATAAACACGTAAATAATCATTTAGGAGGTATACCAATGAATGAAGTTTCAACTGTTATTGGAAATAAGTACTTTAGAGAAGACTCCGAAGGAAACGTAGTAGAAATGGTCAGAATATATAGATATGATCATAATGATGTAGTTTCTGTATACGACGACAATTCAAAAACAAATATTAGAAAATTAACATTGTCAGATTTGAAAAACAATTGGACATTACTTAAACCTCACTCGACTTTGGTATTTTGTATAGCCCAATGTAAACATGACTTAGATGATGTGATAGTATGTATGCATAAATATAAAGACATCCTTGCTGGAGATAACGAACCCTATTGCGTATTAAGACAGAGCATCACAGATTTATTTGCAAACATGGTTATTACAACATCTAGAACCTACACTGGATGCTGTGTATCGAAAGATACTTGTCCAGAGGGTGTGGACTATAAAATAATGACAGCATGTAATTCAGTAGAAAAAAGTGTATTTATATCCACATATATGGATGATACAGTTGACGACATATTGAGACTAATCAAAACCAAGCCGTTTGACATATCATTAGAAAGGCTATTCACTGATCACATTAATTATGAATGTAGTAAAGCTCCGGCACTTGCATCTGCCAAAAAATTCTTAAAACAAAGAGACTCGTTTGATGGGTATTGCAAATCATTAAGAACCTTGATGGAAGAAAATAATTTCATGTATGATTTTTATAGAGCATTTGACATAATACCGGTGAATTTTAAAATCTATATACATGATGATGGTGCAGTATGTGAAGAAGCAATACAAGTTATAGAAGCAGTGAAAATGGTAAACATCATAGCGACAATTGGAGTAAAATATTGGTATGATGTAGATTTCGATGAAATACAAAATGATTACTGCTTACTTATGGACTCGAACAATGATCTATATGTCATAGGTTATAGATATAGTGGACGTAAGCATATAGAGTTGGAAAATGTTGAATCGGAGCAGAATATAAAAATGTTAGCAAATGACCCAGTAGCTGGCAAAAATAAATCTGTAGTGGAAGCATTTAATAAGATAAGTCTCAATAAAAATAAGTATAATAATAAATAACCACTTGGCTAAAAACTATAGTGGTTATATATTATAGAATTGTGTAGTAGATAGAAATCTATTTACACAGTAACACCTTATTAATAATATTATTAATATCTACCAAAGGAGGACATTGCAATGTCAACAGAAAACACTAATAACAAAGACAACAAGCAGCAGAAGAAAGAAAGACTCAGAATTCGTGTAGACGATTATGTACCCTTTAATCCTATTCTGGAAGAGTCTTTTGAGAACACTGCAAAAATCTCTAAGATGATCAACAAGATTCTTGGGTCAGCATTTGTTGATTATCATGGTTCAGCAATCTTCATCAATCCCGGTAACGGGAATCCGATGACTGCACAGATGGCAGTAGAATTGTACTTCAAGCCGTTCTCAGAGTCTCAGGCTACCGAAGGCGATAATAAATCAATTAGAGCCTTTAAGATGATCGGAGAGGGAAGCGATGATAGCAGAATTGCAGCTCAGCTTCGTGCTATTAATTCTCTTAACAGAAACATCAATTTTGAGATCACAAGCGAGGGTGCTCAAATCCTGTCAGAATTCATGATTCCAGGTTTCAACATTGACCCGTTCAATCCGAATACATTCAGGAATCATGTAAATCAGTTCCAGGATAACAACGGGTATACCAATGGACCGATCTATATCAAGCTGTTAAACGTCGATTTGACTAAACTGCTTAGGATTATATATGGGCCGTCTATGTCAAATGGTACCCCGGCAGATTATTTAGTTCTTCCTCAGTCCCCGGTTAATCCGGCAATGCTGAACAGCCAGATTTCAAATCCATATATCAATTGGAGATTGAAAATCATGAAGGCATCTAAGGAAAAGGTAAATGAACTGCTGGCTGAGATGGGAGCTACCGGTCGTAGTCCAATCGTAACAGGATGGTAAGCTGAATATTAAGCAGCGTTGGGGTATGGAGATTATCCTCCATACCCTTTTATTTTTTAGGAGGTTATTTTATGGCATCAGAATTTAAATATAAAGTCGACCCAGACTTTGATTATACTATAGATGAGAAAAACAACACATTTATAGCTCTCAGAAAGATTATATGGGGAGACTCAGACACTGCTAAATTAGATATAAGGAAATACTACGCAAGAGAAGACGGAGACACCATGTCTAAAGGAGTATCGTTCCTCACAGAAGATGGTCCTAATGAATTAACGAGAGTTCTGTTAGATACAGGATACGGAAATGCTAGAGAAATAGCGAATTCCATTCTTGAAAATCGACCAGATATCGGTTCATTGATTTATCAAGCTGTAGAGGATCAGCCTGGTTATATAGAAATGTGGTCCGAATATATAGCAGCTAACGGAGAAGACGAAGACTATTCTCCGGATGATTTATTAGGAGATGGTACGTATGACTAATATAAATCCAGAAGGATTAATGTACCTACATTATGTAAAATACGATAGGTTATGGGATATAACCAACTTCGAGTTCAACAAATCTGGAGCCGAAGAAATAAACTTGATCATAGACGCTAATTCTATAATCAAATCAATATATGGTTTAAACCCGCACGACTTTTCTAATGAGTATTCTATAGCAGCCTGTATAATTAATGCCGCAGCGCATTATAGGAATTTCTATGCTACAAGATATCAAGTGAGATCTAATATCTATATAGTATTCTCTCGTATGGAAAAGTCTATATCTGATGGTAAAAAGTTTAGTCCTACGTATACTAATTTCTTTATTTCTGGATATAACGTTCATATGGAGGAATGTATAAACAAAAATATGGATATGGTGAAAACTCTATGTCCTTATTTAGGTAATGTAAAGTTTATACATTCATTATATGAGCCCATGTGTGTATGTTCTAGAATAATATCAGAGAAAAGTGTAAAGAAAAATATACCCACCATAATAGTCAGTAAAGATATAATGATGGCACAATTGGTAGATTATGGTTATGATACTCATATGCTTTATAGTATAAAGAATAAAGTGGGGGATGAATCTATCTATATCAATAAACACAATCTGTGCTATTGGTATGCTGATATGATAAGAAAAGTCAGCAAAAATAATTTAGATATAAGTGTATTATCTCAGATAAGTACTGGGGGATTTTCTATATTACTGTCTTCTACTACTCTTCCAGAAAGAGGATTAAAAAGCATTCATAACGTTTCTACAATATGTAAATCGTTATATGAATTATCTAGTCCAGACTCTGCATTATGGGAGGTATTATTAAATCATGCTCCTAGTAATATTGGCTCATCTGCCCATAGTAAAGGGGGATTAAAACTTTTTGATATAAGATTACGGTGGGATACTATAGCACTTGTCCCGTGTATTGCAAGATATGTGTCGGATCCAATATCGGATGATATTGAAATGATAAATCTCTATGATCCCGATGGCGTTAAGAAGATTAACAGAGATCTATTTGCGAATATACCGCTTGATTTGATGTCGCTATAAACCATGGGACACGGAGTTTTCCGTGTCCTTTTATTTTTTGTATTTAAACACTAAATTAATTGGAGGTGTTTAACTATGGCTATTTCATTGGCTTATGAATATAAAGTATCATGTATATATATAAATGGAAATAAAAGTGAAGAAATACTACCAGAATCTATAACCAATATTATAATCAACTGTGATTACGACACGAGAACTACCCCTACAATCTATGTAGGGATTAAAATAAATTCTGCGTTATATGATAAAATGGTTGCTACTCAAGAATCGGCAAGGATCATCCTAAAGATATCTAAATCTAATAAGAATAGTAGTTCTTCAATATTCAAAGACTATATAAATGAAGAGTTTACTTATTCTATGACTACAGATGCTGACTATTATGACAAGTTAGAAAAAGCGGCTGACACTTCTAATAAAATAGGAGTAAATTATAAAGCTGGTTATTTATCATTATTGCGGTTAGACAATATAGATAATAATAAGCATTTTGTAAATACCATTATTAAGAATAGTAATATGTCTAGTATAATACATAAATTTACTTCACATATGACCATAATAATGGAACCTTTACACGTAGATAAGTTATTTTCCCATCTTGTGATACCACCAATAGAAACAGTGTCTAAGCTATTAAGATATTTAAATTCTGAAAGTGTGTTTTATAGGGGAGGATACAGATATTTTATTGATTTTGATAGAGCATATTTATTAAGCGAAGAAGGTAACTACGTAAATGATTATACCGGAACTTTCGGAAATGTAATAATAAATATACAAGAACCCACAAATGATTTGTCTCAGCAAACCGGTATAGTTACAGATGGTGACAATAATACATTTATCATAAACGTATCTGCTGCAAATACACAGATGAATATAAAGAAAACAGAAGATAAGATTTTTAATACTATTATAGGAATTGATTCTTACGGAAATAAAAAAGAATTATCATTAGACATCCCGAGAACAGTAGGTTCCAATGATAAACCTAGATTAGAAAAAATACAAAGTGATAATTTAGACTTTATTGATTGTATGAAATCAAAAATAGAAAACAGTTCTATAGTTTTAAATATTACTAAAACAGAAATGGACCCATCTGTTATTACTCCTAATAAGACATATACGATTAGTAATTATGAGAAGTTTAGAGAATATGATGGAAAATTTATATTATCTACCCGTAAAGAAATACTTGTAAACCAAAATGGTATATTTACCGGTAGTTTATTAATGGGACTAAGAAAAGTTAAAGGTGTGCAGTAGTCGAACTGCACACCGTTTTATTAATCTTCTTGTATAAAATATATATCTATAAATCCTTCCAAATATATTTCACTAGATTCACCATATGAAGATAATCTGGTTATTTTATAACAATTATCAGATCTTTTAATTGAAAAGTCGTTTCCGAAATTAGTTTTAAATAACTGGGTTCTATCCTTATATCTAGCAACAAGAGAAGTTGTCTCATAGACTTTAGCTGTATTTTTATTAAAGCTTATATTTGTGATATTATCACTAAAGCACAATATAATCTTAACAGCATCTTCTTTTGATATTCCGTTATCAGCTTTGCCATCATTATATACTACAGTCACTAAAGACATAAATTTGTTGCTTAATTCTGGAGCTATCAGGCTTATTTTACATATTCCATCAAACATTTCACAAAAAAATACAACTTCTACCGCACCTTGCTTATTACGAAATATACTGGTTGCAATAGGTTTTTCATTTATTTCATTATTCAGCCTAGAACATGCAGTATGAAATATGCCAGAAGCGACTTGTAATAAATGTTCTGCGGTTTCCCTTTCATCTGCTTTAAATACAAGGTTTAAGGAAAGAGTACGAATCATGTCTTTACAGAATAACTCCAAACTAGAATCCCCAGTTATTAGTGTTTGCTTACAAACTTCTTTAAATACTCTTCTTATTTTTTCAGCGCATTGAGTATTATACATTTTAAACTCCTTACCCCCCTAGTGAACTAAACCAGGAGAAGGGAGTATTTTATTTAATTATAATGCTTATTAAAGGCATTAAATACTTGATTAGCATATGACACTATATTTTGATTAATCCTAGAATACTCCCTCACAATGGTTAAAGATAAAGCCTGTAGTGCATCTGCTTTAAATTTCAGCATTCTTAGCCCATACGGATTTTGATCAACAGGAATCTTCTCTGCGTCAGAACGGATAGAATTAACAGCCTTTGTTATCTTTTCCATTCTAGATATCAATTCTTTGTTCTTAGCCTGTTGATCTTCAAAATCTACAAGCAAATCTTTCAATTTATCGAGTTTATATTCCATGGCAGATTCAATAAAAATTGACTTGCCCATCTCTTTAATCTTGTTTTCGACCTCTACGTATTCCTTAGATATGGAATCTGTCTCTTTATCATAATTCTCATCAGTCATATACTTTTTTTGCTGAGGGTTAACGGGTACTTTGTTTTTCAAATTACTAATTTCTACTTTGACCCCGTCCAGATAACTATCTAAAAACTTTATAGGATTTATAGTATCATATTTACTTAAATCCATAGACTTATCACAATTTAAAGTGAAACCATCATCTGTATTTCTAGCTATTATCTGTTTAATATCTTTTTCTATCTTAGTTGTCTTTTCGACCTCATCCTTTTTAAAAAGATTAATAAACTTTTTAAAAATCTCACCAATCTTTTTAAAGATATTAATTATGAAATCTTTGATAGCAGAAACGACCCCTTCATTAATCAGTTCAGACGAACCACCGGACTCCAAACAACTATATTTTTCTCCTATGATATACTCATATAAAGAAGCATTTTCTCTCACAAATTGCTCTTGGAGTTCATAAGTTTCTATAATCATATCAATCATTATGTCACCCCACTTAATTCATCTTAACTGTTTCTTGAGATCCAGAATTGTCTTCTCCACCATTATTTGATTTATCCGGGTCTTCAGTTTTAACTCCACTACGATTTTGAGCCTCTGTAATGTAAAACTTACAATAAGAATACATCTCATTGAATAGCTTTTGATATATGCTCATTTTAGCAGATATAATTCTACTATAAACTTTGAAATATATATCAAAATTATCCTTTTCTGTTTTCTTATCTTCTTTGTTTTGCTCCTTGCCAGTCTTCTCAACTCCAGATGCATCAAATTCAGTAAAGTAATCCTCAATACTCATATTAGCTGATTCGTCAGCGGCTTTAACCTTAGCCTTAGAACGCTGAATAGCTAAGTTCTGAGCCTTTTCAAGATGAGTTGTTTCCTTTTGAAGAGCATCAACAGATTTAGCATATTGGTCAGTACAGTAGTCATACGCCTGTTGAACTGTGGTTTTGAGTGTTCCTACTTTTCCAGTTTGTTCTTCTCCGAGAATTGCCTTTTCCATACGTTCTATTACAGTACCTTCATTATCAGAAATAGATTTTACAGCATGTTTTTCAAACTCTTCTTCTGATTTTAGATAATTTTGAACTGCATTATAATCCTGGATAGGAAATTGATCAAGCATCTTGAAATCTGGTGTATATTTGAGGGTTAAATCTCCATCTATGTTGATTTTTTTCTCGATATATTTCTTATTTTTCTTGAGCCACTCAATCTTCTTTTTGGATCCTACAGTAACGATTTCTTTAAATTTGTCCCAAAGTTTTTTAAGCTTTCTCATTAAGGATAACCACAAAGGAGCTTTTGTTGCTTTTACAGAAGACAATCCGCTTGAGGAAGAACTGGTACTAGAAGTTGATTGACTTCCTTCTGCGTCTTTATTAGATCCTCCCTCTTCTCCATCTGCTTCATTAAGTAACACACGAGATACATAATCTGTCATTGCATTTGTCTCGTACAACAGCTCGGCCTCAAGAACAAATGATTCAAATAAAGTAGCCTCATCGAAATTCTCATCTTCAACATCGTTAGGAGAATTATCTTCACCGAATTCACCATCATTAAACCCATCAAGATGAGAAAAGTTATCTTCGACATTGTCCATATTTTCCACATCTTCGTCGTCTTGAACTTCTGGTTCATCAGAATTGATAGGATCTTCAGAAACCTCTCCATCATTAAAATCCGGTTCCACTTCACAACATCTAGTATCACATTTCTCTTGCACCATGCGAAGAATGTTCTTACACTGAGTAATATTATCTATTAATGCGTCAATCTTAATACTTATAGCCATAGTATAAACATTAATTACTTTAGAAATATGAGATATCTTGCTCTTAAGAAAGATATTGACCTGATTCATAGCATAAGAGTCTAACCTATAATCACGATCAATAACCCCATCTGTTGGAGTTTTTATCTTGAGAGTGTTATCTTTATTTCTAAACAGATAAGATGAAATTTCATAAGATATGAAATCTATATCTTCTATAAGACGATCACACATTTGATAAATAGATATCTTATATTCTTCTATATTGTTAAGTTCATCCTTACACTTGTAAAGGGTACCCTTATTAACTTCAAATTCTTCCTTCTCTCTAAAATAAGAATAAAGAAATTCTGTAAAAGAAGTATCACAGCACTCTTCACAATCCTCTCCAAGAATGTCCTTTGTTACTTTCTTATACCAATGCTTAGAATTCTTACAGAAATCGTTACATACTTGTGCTATAATCTTTACTCTTTCTATAGGAGAAGCTTTAATACCTTCGTCTTGCATAACCCTACCAAGGGTATCAAAATCTCTCTGAAAACACGTTCTTAATTCTACTTTCGGTAGTGTATCTGAAAGATTTTTAAATTTCCATCCAGAATATGAGAATAACCCTTCAAACCCAGATATATATTGGTCAGAATCAATCAAATCTGAATTTGCTGAACCGAGCGTTTCGATAGCCATGGCTGACCTTTGTTCCATTTCTTCAATTCGACCTTTAAACTTATCAAAAACATCTTTAAACTGACCAAAGTAATCAGCAAATAGTTTATTCTCATCTTCTTTAGATTCTGCTTCTAATATTTGAGAATATAAACTCTTGGTAGATTCGGTGACAAAGGTATTCAATTTCCGGAGGGATGCAATAGCGGCGTTAAGATACATCTCTCTCGCTACACCCTTTATCATCTTAGACTCAAGATTAGAACTATTTTCTGTAAGATATTTAAAATTAAATGTATTACTCACTTTGCAAACCTCCTAAACTTGCTTAACAAATTTTAAGGGAGGACCGAAGTCCTCCCTTATGCTACTTAGATTTACACTAAAACAATTCCAAGCCCCTCGTTTTCTACTGTAGATTCTTTTGTTGCTTTCTTCGGCTGGTGATTTATAATCCACATAGCCATAGCCCGATCAGCCTTACATTTTTCATAGTAAACCTGTATAGACACACTCTGCACTTTTCCCATTGCATTCATGGTCTTCTTTAAGAGAGATACAAGAGGTTTGGTTGCAGCCAATCTTGCCTTTTCTGTATCGTCTTTTCGATCACAAGACTTTTGCATAGTATGAACGGATTTAAGCAGTTCCTTAGATGCCTTCTTTGCAGCATCATAATCATTCTTTAAATGCTTTCTAATTTCTGCAGCCTGATCCATTTCTTTGATAAGATCCTTAAATCCTTTTACCGTAATTTTCTGCTTCTTGCCTCTGTAATATGCCTTTACGGCCTCAGCCAAAGCTTTATCTTTAGTTCCGGCTTTTGCATTCAATTTTTCCTTTAAGCCGTCATCGAACTTTTCAACATAATCTTCGATCGCCGTCTTGACCTCTTCTATTTTTTCACTGCTATCTGCGTTAAGATCACTCAAGAATTTGCTACCGCGAATTCTGTAAGTTTCAGCAACAACACTAATGAGTGTAGGGCCAGATCTTTGCAGATTAGAATATGTATAACCTTCTACATCCATAGTACCTTGTGACGGAGCTTTCATGTCTTTACCTTTATACTTTTTAACGAAAGCACCATTTTCTCTAGTATACTTGATAATTTTATCCTGGGCCTTTTTGATCATTTCTGCAAACTTTCCCCACCATCTTTTAATAGTAGTTTTAACAGCTTCGAAAAAGTCACCGATTGCTCCTTCCGTATACACCAGCTCTGTCCCCGTGCTCTCAAGACAAGCATATTCTTTAACCATCATTGCATTCATGATAGCGTTGAAATTCTGCTCGTTTTCAAGAGCAATGGCATATCCAGCAACTTCCGGCTCTTCTCCGGTTTCAATAATACCGAACTCATTCAGTTCTTCATCAGATATCTCTTCTCCGGCATTCTCATCGAAAAACAGTTCGCTACTTTCGCCGAAAATAAGTTCTTCCATATTTCCGAATTCCATTATAAAATCCTCCTTTATTTTTGGTTTGATATTTTTGTTTCATACAAACCCACGGTTATTTAGTTCCAAGTGTATTTGTATTACTTATTATGTTTATCTAACTATGTCTAAACTGGTTAAAATATACTTGATCCTTGTATAGTATTACTGATTCCTTCATCGGGAATAGTAATTTTCTCCGAGCTTTCCTTCTTTATAAGCTTAGCAGCATCGTTTTCAGCTTTATTTACCTTAACAGCAAATTTATTACTGATCTTCTTAAAAAACTCAGCTATCTTAACCTGTTTATCATAAATCTTCTTTATCTCAGCATCTGACTTAGTATAATTATACTTTAACTGCTCAGCATTAAATAATACCAATTGATGCTGCAAAGCAAAATAGTCAGAAGTGTTTTGCTTACAAGAATAGAAGAAACATGTGAGTTCATGCAAAATAGGAACTACGCAGGTTAATAAAACTACCACGCCACCAACGAATCCTATACCTGCTACTATGGTAGTCAGAGCAATAGACTCCGTCATCACCTCTCCAGCATATAATGCGCTTTCTCCAATATTTGCTTGAGATTTGTTGAGGTTATCCATTAATTTTACAATTTCTCCCTTAGCAAAACTCTTGTTAAATTTCTCAAGATTAGAAAATAACAATTTGTCTTTGGTCTTAGAATAACCCGCTCTGTCGAAGCTTAATGCGAACTGTTTATCTCCAGGTTCCTTAATGAACTCTATAGATGCAGATATCAATAATGACACTCCAGAAATAATAGCTAATACGACGTTATTGTAAAATGCACATGGTATCTCTGCTCCTATGTTGAAAGCCTTCTGCCATGTCTTTTTACTAGACTCCATATTGGCAATTGCTGTATTAATAGTTCCTACTTGAGTTGCTGGCTGATTGAAATGGCTAAGAAGTTCTTCTATTGTATCCACACACTCTTTAAGTTCACTAAAATTTTCTACTTTAGTAATATCTCCTTTAGAGGCTGGAATTGAACCATAGTCTATGTCTTCTATTCGTTTAACAATCATCCCATATAATTTAGATGCTAACGCTGCGGCTAACTCATCTTTTCCGGATTCGTCAAGAGCAAGTATATGCCTCCGTGTAGGAGTAGAATTCATATCATAATATTCAAATAAAGCATCGCAAACGGTTTTTACCATTTTTTCACCCCCTCTATCTATTCATCTTTGCTATAAGATTAATTACTTTACGAGACATTCCATCCTTCTGTTCACGTTCCAACTGAGTAAATGGAATAGTTTCATATGTGTCATCTCCAGTGTCAAAGATAAACCTTGCCGCTTCTGCAGATTCATCAATAATCACAAAGCACATAATATTGAGCTTTTCCATTATAGGACGAATGGTATTTACATCGGACACGTTCACATTGTTTTTAAGAAGTTCTTCCGCTTCCTCTTGAGAAATAACAAGAGTTGTTATAGCCTTAAAGTAATCTTTAGATTTAAGACTTCTGCCGATTTTACCTTTTAAAGATCTTCTTTCAAGAACTTTAAAAAGTTTGTTAGAAGACCCTCTTCTTGATTTGGAAAGAGCATCAATCTTAGCATCGTTAATAGCAAGTAAGAAATCTTTAACAAAACTAATTTCTCTTGTACCAACCTTAACAAGCTTAAGAAGTACATTACTATCCACGTGTTTTGTAACTATCTTGTTTACCATATCAGAAGGCTCTATCTCGTATATCTTTGCTTTAACTCCAATTACCATCTGACGATTAACTTCTCCAGCATCTCCATCAAGAACTTTAAAATTTACTATCATCATGGTAGGGACAAGTTCATTAGCTTTTCTTACGTCGTTAGCAACGAGATTATTTCTCATAAGATCAAGACGAGCCTGACGCTCTCTTTCAGCATCCATAATTTCATCCCGTTTTGTACGATACTCGTCGTCTTTCAGATCTTTCTTCTTTTGATGTAAAAACTTTTCTGCATCAATATCAGTTTTTCTTTTATCATTTTTTAATTTCTCACTGTTTTGCAAATAAGTTTTTAAAAATTGAGCATCTTTTTCTGCCATATTAGCAGCTTTTAAAAGCTCATCTAATTCACTAGACTTAGAGCTTCTATACGTAGACTTGAGCTTTTCTAAATCAGCATTGGCAGTATTCATTGCAACTGCATCTATTCCAGTAGAAGGATTAACCCTAGACGGGTTGAGCCTAGAATCATACAAACCTTTACGAATATCGTCCCAATATCCATCATCATCTTTAATCTTTTTCTGATTTTTCACTATACTATCATAATCAGCTTCTTTAAGAATGGTATATCCATCTCTAGCATAGTCAGGTTTTACTATACTATACTGATTAAGTGAGAATGACTCATTTATCTCATTATTAAGAGTATAAGATATATTTCTTAAATCTTCAGTAACTGTTCTGTATTGACTATACGCATCTGCGGAAATTGTAGATTCATCAACCATTCCATCCATAAGATCAATAAATGAATCTAAGCTCATTTTATCAAAATCTAAATTAGTATGAAATTGTTGAAGATAGTCAATACCAGATTTTACTGTAGTAATATTAGCAGCAGAAAAGGCTAACTGTAACAGTGTTACCGCCTTTTGTTCTATTGCTTTAGCTACTATACCTACCGATTCAATATGATTGCTTTTACTTGCTGCTACTGGGAATACTAATATTAATCCCTTTGTATACTTAGTAAGAGACCTTGCCCTTCCCACATCACCAGGTTTATTCATTAGATCCGAAGCTGTATGAATACCATCTTTTATGATATCCAATACATCACTTACTACTGTTTCATGAACTGTTTCAAATCCCATGATATGTTCCCTTCCTTCCTTATAAGATTTATCTCGATGTTAAAAAATAAAAAATAAAGACTTATTCTAGATATCCCTAATCAGGGATAATAACGCATACCTCTCGTTAAAAAATCACCAGTTTTGTTATCAAAATCTGGCAATTTAATATTCACATTTACTGTTAAATTGATATCCTGAGGCACCAATGGTTGAATTTGTTTTTGCTGTATTGGTGGTGAAACCTGCATAGGCGGCGCTTTTTCTTTTACAGAAATTGTATCTCTTCTCTCGTCTGATTCTTTTAGTAATATTGATGCTAAAGTTGTAATGACCGGTATAGCCCCGGCAACTACCTTTGCAAAATTTATCATGGCGTCCCTCCTGTAATCTTCTGTATTTTTTAACGCCAAACGGCAACGTACATTTGGGGAGGTGTATACATGATAAATCACATTTTGTAATTGGATTTAGCATTTCTGATTCAATCAGTTTTATATGAAAAGGTATTTAGAATAAGTCTTTATCATATCTATAATATATAATTTGGTACTATTTTGCCCTCGAAACATAGAATTAATCAATTTGAAGAGGGAAGGAGTGTGAAATAATGCCATCCGTCATAGGTAATTTAAAATCCAGAGTTCAACCTAAGAACAAAAAAGTGGTTTCTAAAATACCTCAATTAAAACCCAGTGAAGCTATGGGTATAGGCAGCGCACTAGCAGCCATTAATGCTGAACTTAAGGGTTTTAATAGGGTAGTTCCAAATACAAATATTGGTAATAGACCAAGTATATCTGAAGATTTGCAACCTACATTTTACGCGAATGGTATATATGACAGGATAGATATAAAATGGTACGATAAATTTAGCAGATTTGGAATAATGGATCCTTACAACGCAGTAACTGGTAGTAGAGAATACTTGTTTTTTACAAAACCAGATTTACATATTACAGTTCCACAAAGAAAGACATTAAATAGTGAGCTTAACGGAAGCCCATTCTTTCTAGAACTAAAAGAAAGATATGGTAACGTGATTGGTCAATTGCAGAAATCATCAGAATACAGTTCTAGTAATCCATTTATGGCGGTACTATCTAATGCTGTACAAAACACCTTAGAGTTACCAAGTATATCTGCTGATACCATAGATACTCCTTCTAATATATATGGAACGTCATATAGCTATAGAGGCTCTGGATATAACTCCGATGAAAAAGTTCAATTTTCATTAGAGTTTGAAGACACGAAATATTTAGAGATATACCAGTTATTTAAAGCATATGAAAATTATGAGAGATTAAAAAAAATAGGAATGGTAACACCGCCAAATATAGATAATGCTCCTGTAGTAAACGGGGTGTGTATGGATTACTATACCAGGACAAAAAGATTGCACGATCAATTTGCTATATATAAATTTATAGTAGAAGATGATGGTGAAACCATAATATACTATGCCAAATTATGGGGTGTATTTCCTAAATCGGTTCCACGAGATTCATTTTCTGATATGAAAACAGAGGGTGGATTAACCTATGCCGTTGATTTTGAAGCTGCATTCCTTGACGACCTGGACCCGGCAATATTAACAGATTTTAATGATCTCACATATAATTTCATAAAATATACAAATGACTTACCGGTGTTTAATTTTAGTAAAGGAATGGTAGATGGAAGATGGGCCACTATGCCAGTTGTAGTTAGAGTGAATAAACCAGATAACTGGAACGGTCCATCTGATATGAATTATTCCTATAAACTCAAATGGAGGATTTAATTATGGCTAATAATATTATAGATCCAAGTATTTATAATATCACAGACATGGTACATGACGTATCTAAAACTTATATACCGAATAAGACGGAAGACACTCTATCTGTCGGTATTTTTGGATACCTCATAGATATGATGTCACAACAAATACAAAATGATATTATAATAAATTCAGAACTCGGAAATGAATTGTGGCCATCTAGAGCCAAGTATGAAAAGAATGTAATAGCACATGCAATTATACAGAATATAAATGATATAAACGCATCTCCTGCTATTTTACCTATATATTTAGGACTAGATCAAGACGAAATATTTGATCTTTTTGTTGCTGATGTGTTTACTATAACCAAAGAAATGATATTTAATATTGGTGATTTTGAGTTTCATTTAGAATATGATTTGATGCTTATACGTACAGTAATAGCGAACAATGAATATGCCTATTCTGCTCAATATAAAATAGACAGGAAAAATGAGTTAAGTAAAATCACTAATCCATACACTGCAACTCCATATGTACAAATAGACCAAAGAAGAAATATGATATATATCCCCTGTCAGTTGATGCAGGTTACGCATAAAACAGAAACTAAGAAGGTTATATCAAGTTCTTCTATTGATAATAAAACTTTTGAATTCACGTTCTTTGATCAACTTGCCGGGTTTGAAGTTTGTGTAAATGAAAATGGCAAAGAAACTTATCTGACTCCGATGTTCGAGGGCATGGGTATAGAAAACAATATTAAAGATTATTGTTATTATACTTACATAGATGAGCAAACCATAAGAGTCAGATTTGATTCTATATCATATTTACCAAAACTAAATGATGAGATAACTGTATATATTTATACTACTAAAGGAAGTGAAGGCAACTTTGACTATGACGATATCGTTTATGCAAAATTGACTTCAGATAGATTTAAATATAAAAACGTTTATTCTATCATAAGACCAGCAAAACGTTCAACCGGAGGTGAAGATAGAAAAACAGTAGAAGAATTAAAAAGATTACTTCCAAAAGAAGCGTTAGCTAGAGGAAGTATAACCAATATGCAGGATCTTAAAAATTATTTCAATATGATGATTCTAGATGCAGAAAAAACTAGAATAGAAATAATGAAAAAGGTGGATAACCAATTTGAGAGGTCTTACTTTGCGTATCTTGTTTTAAAGGATGTGTACGATAACGTCGTTCCCACTAATACCATTGATATAGAAATACGAAGATCTCAGTTTACAACACGAGATAATCGTAAATATGTATTAAAGCCTGGTTCATATATAGTATTGGAAAATGGCATTGGGCATATTTATGATAAAAATGATGAGAAACTTATAGAGATGCTAAAGGACGATACCCACAATTATATTTACACAATACCATTTTCTTTAGTTGTAACCGATGACCCGCTATATGTATCGTATTATCTATCCATAATGGACTATCCGGCTCAGCTCACATTTAGTTACATCAACCATCAAGCTACTAGGCAATTTATTGCTACTTATGTAGAGTGGTGTAGAAAATATCTCTCAGAACCAAATATTTATAAATTATCTATTATGCTCTCTCCAAATATATCTATGCTTGGAGATGCTGCCGGAGATTCTAGTACTAATATAGGAAATAAGATAAGAACAATATTGGTTTTATATAATGAGGATTCTACCGAGCCTTATAGATACTGTGAAGGCGAGTTTATAGATATAAATATGAAGACCGGCAGATATATCTTCAACTTCAACCTTGAAACTACAGATAAACTAAATGATGATAATAAAATTCACATTAAAAATGTATCTATTCCAGGAACTTTAGCTACTGACTATGGATATTTTACTAGTCATGTCGAGGCTAGAATATATGTGCTATATCAATTTGAAGCTTCTACCGAAGTTTACAATGAGTATGGTAGATATGATCTAGATAGTATTGTTCCTGTAGATGGAGAAGGTGGTACATATGGATGGTCTGTGACCAATATGTATACTATAAATGGAGGATTAGAATTTTTCTATAATTATTCACAGATTATGTCTTCTCATGTAACAGATAATGTTATGGAAACAGAATATGATGAAGAATATGGATTTGAAGTTAGATCGGTACCAGTGATTAAACATTCTTATCTAAATACAGAGGATAATGTACAAGCTTTAGTACAACAATTCAATTACGAAAAGGCATATATAGATAAAGCTATTTATCTATTAGAAAATAACTTCTTAATTGATTTTAAGTTGTTTAATACTTATGGTAGTTCTACTATATTCACTATAGATAAGAATGGAGAAATACCTGTAGATAGAATACATCTAACAATGAACTTTGAAGTTAGATTACTTAAAACTTCTGATAATCAAACGAAGAACTATATCCTTCATGATATAAAACAATATGTAGAAAATCTCAATGATATGAGTTCTTTACATATACCGAACCTTATAACTCAAATTACAAATGACTATAGAAACTCAATAGAATATTTTGAGTTCCTTGGGTTTAATGAGTATGGACCCGGATATCAGCATTTGTATAAACAAGATAAAGATGATGTTACTATAACACCAGAGTTTTTATGTATAAATGTGTCTGATATGACTCCAGACATCAATTTACGGGTACTCTAGAACATATACTTAAAATAAAAGGAGGAAATACAAATTATGAGTTACGAAATTCCTACTGTTGAACAACAAAGAGTTCAACAAGAAATGTATAATCAGGATAGAAAGAGATTTATGAATATGGAGCAAAATAAAAGAAAATACACAGATTTTGTGAGTGAATCCAAAATCTATTTATTATCTGAGGCGTTGAATTATTTTTTGCAGCCGTGCTTAAAAGATGCTAATAATCAGATGGGAAAATTCTTATGCGAATCTTTCGTTACAGAAGAAACTACTCCCAGGCTGTTAAGTCATATGAAAAGTCAATCTGTACTGTTAGCATCAATAGCAGAAGCAGTAGAATCTACACATAGAGTTGTAGTTCATGGAGCTAAAGATACAGATCCTTCTACATTTAAGATTAGTAAAACTGTTACAGATAATTTCTTTGAAAAGCTTGAAACCTTATCAGAACCCGAAATTACGACCAGGATAAATAAAAACGTATGCTGCGCAATAGAAGATTATGCTATAGCTAATGCTGAAGATAAGGAGAAACTCGATAAATTAGCAGCGGAAACTAAAGAAAAGATCGATAATATTAAAGCTAAAAATAAAGAAGAAAAAGAAAAGATTAAACAAGAATTCGTTCAAATGTACAGACGTCAGGTAGATGAAATAAAAGGACGTAAGAACTATAGAAGAATTAATCTTTTTGAAGAGATGATGAATCTTGCTACTCAGAGCACGGTCAATGATAAGGCAATGCTTGAAACTTTTACCGGAGATAACGGAAAACTTGATGTTCGGGCTATAAGAAGAAACGTAACTACGATGTATACATTTCTTGAAATGCTGAATGTATTAGAGTTAAAAAATGTAAACGAGAGTTACGTTAAAAGGGTTTTAGAAGATATGAAATAAAATGCCCCCATGGGATCACTTCCCATGGGGACTCTTTTATAGATATATATACATTATATTTGCATCCATCATTGTCATATTATACATATTACAAATTATAGAAGAATCGTCACTGATTTGCGGGATCATTTGTAGTAATTCATTTTTATATTCACCAGTATATTGAGTTTCAATTAATTTTCTTAAATCTCCTGAACTAAATAAATACTTATAAAATGAATGAACAGCATTGCGTATATCTACATTATACTCGTATTTTTTCTCGAATATTAATACAACATGTGTAGGTGAAGTATACTCTATTACAGCTGAAACTACCGGAGTGAATGAATTAGTTTGTATAAGTTCTAATAATGTATCCGCATAATTTTTATCTGTATATATATAATTATTAAAAAATATCCTTAGTTCAGTAATAAGTCTACGTAAATCATAGTTCATTTTTATACTAGCCTCCCGTATCTATCTAAATAATGTATTTCCGTTCCATCATAATCTTTTCTTTTTATTATTCTATTATATTGAGCCTTGGTATAAGTACAGTTTAAATATTTGAGATATATTTCTACTCTAGGAAGTATAGAATAATATTTATGCACTGCTCCATCTAGTACTAAAGCATCGTCCAACCATATGTTATGATTATACATATCACAATATTTTTTTCCGCAATTATCCCAATCTGGCTTATCAATGGGGGGCCTGAATAAACCTGTTTCACCTAAGAATATATCTGTTGTATTGTAATATGATGGTGTTTTGAAATATGCATAATAATCTATAATACACGGGGTATTAATTAATCCATCAATATAAACTAATTCCTCATCTATCATTTGATGCATATATTTAAAATCATCCTGTGCATTTGGAGTATACACATGAACGAATTCATCTTGCATTGCTATTCTATTATAATTATCCTTCTTTATTATTCTAAATCTAGAACGATGCGTCCCCTCAGGAATTTCTAATAACTGAACCACTTTACAAGTAAAAAACACCATATTAGCTATTACATTTTCTCTTTTATTTATTATTTCTTCCATCTTAGATTCGGATAAATTATAATGATCTACCATCCACGATAGTCTTTCTTCATAATTTATAGGAATCTCAGAATATTTAGCAGCATATTCTTTAGCTTTTTGACTACGGTTTTTATTTTTTATATTATCACCCCCTACGCCTTACAAAATCCGTATTATATTGAAATGTTTCAGAGGCTTTAAAACAATACTTTACAGATTAGGCAATAGTTTGTTAATTGCGGCATCGTATACTCGCATTGCCATATTATCAATACTAGTTTGCAGTTTACTGTGAATCTTATTTGGTATGTCAGTCATTCTATTACTGGTAAGAATAAGATAAATATCTAACGTTCTTTGAATATCCATCTTATTTATATTAACCCCACAAGTATTAGCTATATAATCCATCAGTATTGAATTGGACACAAAATATTTTGGTTTTGTTCCAGGAGTTATAGCCATCATATTATATAAATCTTTAATACTTAATGACACATCTACTTCTGTAGGTAAACCATTCACTGTCCAAGCAGATTCTTTACCTTTAGTTATGCTCATACTTGTTACTATTCCCATTTCTATATTAAACAACCCCTTATAGAAAGCTCTAATTAAGAATGGAGAAAAATACGATTGCGCAGATTGAGTGGCTGCAGTTTCAGTATGCCCAGCGGTAAGCCCCATGAGGTGAGCCAATGGTGCAAATATATTAGTATACCACGCCATAACACTAGGATCAGGTGTTCTCAATTTAATGGTAATATCAAATGATCTAGAAAACGATGAATCTGCCCATATCTCTGGAAATAATAATTTACCACCACAAGCTACTGTAGCAAAATTATTCGCTATATTCTTTATGATATTAGAACCGTTAAGATATTTATTAGTCAATTCATCAATAGTTTGCATGGTAGAATCTAAGGCAGCTTGATCCATCCATTCAAATGTAGTTCCAGCACCAGCACCTAATAAGAATCCTATTTCTCTACCCAAATCAGACATTCCGTTTACTGTACTAGCAAGTTGAGATTGAGTTGTTTCGTTGCTAAACTCTTCAGATACCTGATCTGAAGAGTCCATATAAAATGCAATGAACTCTTGAGATGTGAATGTAGCCTTAAAATCAGAATTTAAAGCATTTTGCCATTGAAACTTATCTGCAGTTGCTTGTTTTCCGCCTATATCCATTACCACATCTTGAATACCTAAATATCTTGCTCCTGTACGGCATATCGCATTTACATAATCAAAATATTCAGTATAAGCAAATTCAAAGGTAAAAAATTTACCATTGTCCTTTATTATACTATCTATATCGGTTTCTACATTAAGACCCTTTCCCACTTGAATTAAATCGGCTAATATTCCAGTTTGTTCTTCTTTAGAAAAGTTACTCATAAATCTAACCTTTCCGGGTGTTACAAGCAATAATGGCATTTTACTAATTATTCTTTCTGCATATTTTCTTCCAAATTGGGTACCAGTTAATACAGGATCTACATTAGTCATAAACTGATATGGCAATCCATATATGCCATTTAAATTATGAGTCATAAGTCCAGACACAACTGTTTCATCTGAACGTTTAACTGCTTCATCCGTTAAATACGCTTCTAATATATTTTGCTGCTGATCTAGTACATCCCTAGCTATTTGCTCTTTTTCTGATAATTTATTATTTTGATCTTTAGGCACTGCTACAGCAGCTTCTAATTTGTTCGGCATATTATTATCCTCCTAAAAAGATAGGAGTAGGAGAACAATCTCCTACTCCTTTAATCTTATTCACTAGCTATCATCTCAGTACTTTCTATCAATCTCATAAGTTGCTCATTTACAGAATTATTTCCACCCTGCATAGCATTTATAAGATTTTGCTTAGCAATTAATGCAGTCTTACTATCAGAACCGCTCTTTCCTGTCTCTGATAAGTAATCACCTAAGAGTTTAGCTATATTATTCAACTGTTCCGTATTTTTAACAACACTGGAAAGCAGTTGTACAATAGTTTTTATTAGAATAATAAGCTCTCTACTATTTCCGTCATCTTTCTTTTGTGTCTGTGTACGACCTAGCATACTACCAAGATTCCTCAACAAATCGACATTACTTCCTCTAGCGCTTGCACGCTTGATTTTGTTGGTGTCAATCTTATTAGAATCTATCATTACACCATCACTATCAATATTAGAAATCTGAATGTCTTTCTCTTCAAACTTCTCTTGGTCGTATTCAGGTGGAAGCCAAGTTTTTACATTTCCTTTAGAAATCAAATTCTCAACTTTCTTATATGGACGTGAACTAAACTTACTATTCTCAACATAACTAAATTTATTGGTTGCATTTTTAGAAGACTTAGTTGGGTCAGTTCCTCTTCCTACAAATAAACCGGAGCCAGAACCACTGCTTTCACCTCCGTCTTTAAACCCTTTCCATCTTCTTATCATTCTAAATCTTCCTTGGTCAGAGAGCTTCTTCGTCGTTGGTCCTTTTCCGGGTCCTCCATGTCCAATCATCTGACCATCCCCAGCATACATTTCAACGTGTCCGTTATAAAGTATTAAATCTCCAGGTTGCATTTTAGACTCGTCAAAACTTGTAGTTACTGTATAAGTATCATCGTCAGTCTCCATAGCTCCTGTCCAAGAACCAGGGTCTACGTTCAAGACTTTCTTATATGCCCACTGACAAGTCTCTGAACAGTCAGAACTTATACCTCCCTCAGCACTTCTCGGCCCCGGGAACTGTGCATTATTCTGAGCGTATGCCAGCTTACCTTCAATGGATTTCATTTGATTAACTAATGCTTTTTGCTTATCGCTTCCTCCTACAACTCCTCCAGAAGAAGAACCATCGGAAGAGCCAGAAGACTCATTAGATTTCAGTCCATAAGCAGTAGCAAGTTTATCAAATACACCATAAACTTTATCTACCCATGTACCAGAATTACTTTGAGAGCTTTCTCCTTCTCCAGAACCACCATCCGAGCTAGTACCATCAACTTTAACAAACTTGCCTGTAAATCTTTGATAATACTCTTTAGCATACTGGATACGTTTATCCATTCTAGGTATGCTACCTCTCTCATATACTCTCTCGAATATCTCGGTAGCTTTAGCTACATCATCAAGCTTCTTGAACTCATCCCATGTCATCTTTTGTGGCCACCAACACCATTCTCCAGTAGAGTAATAGTGTGGTTGTTTACCAGTGTAGGTCTTGAAGGTTTCTTCCATCTTACCGCCTTCAAATAGCCAGTCTAATTGGCATTTAAGATCTGTCCAATCACAACCCTTAGATTTAGCATAAGCACAATATTGTGCAAAATGACCGGTGCTCTTTTCCATCTGATACAATCCAGCAGCTGGTCCTCCGTCTACAGCAGGATTCATTCCCGTTTCCTGCTGGAAGTTTCCAAGCATACCAGCAGTAGCAGCTTCACTGCATCCTCTTGATCTGATGTAGTTCCAACACTTTTCTGCAACGTCACTTCCAGGTAATGCTCCTCTACCAGAAATAGTGTATAATATCTTATCTCTTAAATTAGGAAGATTAGACCCTTTTGCAGTTGCAGCAGCAATTCCCAAAGAAGAATTGCTAAGTATCTTATTAGCTGGATATTTCACATTAGCTTTACTTGACTCTGGGTCGTTAATATAAATATATTTTCCATCTTTAGACATTCCATTAGCCACTATGTAATGCTTATCTGGGCCGTATGGAGATTGCTTCTTAGACGAATTAGTAGGATCTTGTCCTAGAAGTACAACTCTATTATGATTAGAGAGATGCTTTTTAATTTGATTTGCTCTTTCGTTAGAATCACTAGTAGTAATATACTGTGCACTCATTCCATTCTTAGCAAATTCTTCATTAAAGTATGCAGCGTTAACCCCATCGTTTTTGAGTTTATACTTAATAGCAGATTTAGCAGCAGATGTCATAGACTCTTGACGCTGACCTAATGTACCATTTATAGCCATTGTAGCCGCGGCTGGCGCACAGCCGGTATCACCCAGAGTTTGTGCCTGAGTATCTCCTTTGATATTAAACCTCTTATTTGCGTACCTAGGATCTAACTGGGATACAAAGGTGTTATCAGATACCTTTTCATTTATAGCTCTTTCAGTATCTTGAGATTTACGTACTGCATTTCTAAATCTATTCTCCTCAGCAGCTTTTTGGCCGGAACCGCCTCCAGTTACACTTTTCACTGCATCTGTTGCTGTGCCTAATACCTTTCCAGCAGCAGCACCGGCAACTCCGGTTGTAATAGCAGCTCCCTTAGCTCCACTTCCACTACCAGTTTCGCTATCATCAATTCCGAGTTTGTCCAATACCCATTTAGCACCCTTCTTAGCCAATGACAAAGGATTGAGATATCCTACCAATGCTTGAGGTAATGCCATTACTTTATGGAATATAGATATAAACGTATTAAATCCTTTAGCTACACCAGTAAGACTAGTATTTACTGTCCAGTACTTCTTAGTAAACGGGTTTATATCTCCTTCTTTAGCTTGATCTACTAACTTTTGATCATCATCAGATAAGGTACCAGCCTCAGCTAAGGTACTAGCAAATGTTTTAATACCGTTAGCTACTTTATTAACTCCGTATGTAAGCATAGCTACTGGAGTCAATGGTATCTTAACAATAGTATTTATTACGGTAGACGTGTAGTCTACTAACTTATTACCAGTTCTTGCATCTCCCTCTGTAGTGAATATCGCGGACGCAGGATTTTCTCCTGACGTAGCTTTTGACATTACATTAGAAACCATACTGGTCATACTATTTCCAATAGTTTTAAGTCCCGATACTACATTATTAAGTAAGTCTTTTAGCTTACCAACGGCAGCCGTTAAGAACACCATCGGAGATAGCATTACTTTAGATGCAAAATTTATACCGGCAGACAACTTATTTATTAGATTATTATCAGTATTAGCATTAGCAGAATTATCCGTCAAAGCTTGTATAGGATGTCCAGACCATGCTTTAGTGGCCATATTCTGCACATTTTTCCCGAGACTAGAACCTATAGTCTTAAGCCCGGATACCACTTTATTAAAGTTACGTGCTACTACTCCAACACCAGCAGTTAATAATGTAGGAACAGAAATTAATGCTCCAACTACACCATTAGCTCCCATAGACATAGTATTTAGTAACTGATTATCTTTAAACTGAGCATTTTCTCCTGCGGAAGATAATACTCCTTTCATATCGCCTTTCCACGCACTAGAGAACATTCCAGACACAGTCTTTCCTATTCCACTACCTATGGTTTTAACGCCATCGACGAATGATTCAAAATGTCTAACTACAAACCCTATACCAGAAGTCAACAAGGTCGGAACAGCAAGCATTGAAGCTACAGCAGTATTTGCTCCCATGGATACATACTTAAGCATGTCATTATCATCAAAACCAGCATTTCTACTAGCTGCAGTAAACACATTCTTGATATCGCCATTCCAAGCATTAGTAAACATGTCAGTTACTGTATTTCCGATTCCTTTTCCTACAGTAACTATTCCTTCTCCTAATGGTTTAAGAGCTTTTTCGTATATATTTCTAGCAAGTTTAGCTATTTGTCCAGGTATAAATGCTGCTATCTTTATAGTAGAATAGATAAGATACTTATGGTCATGATATGGATCATTAGCATCTATTTTCAGGTCAGGTGATTTCTTTTCTTCTCCAGTAACTAATTCATCCCAAGTATCTTTAAATACTTTACCAGCATAACTTGCTAAGTCTACTGCGGTATCTATTCTCTTCTTAGCTCCAGTTACTACATTATCTATACCTTTCTTTATTTCATAACCAATCCTGCCGCCATTATAGTATTCTTCGGCACTTATATTAGTACCGTTTTTCTTATTATATTCATCGAGTTCGGATAATTCTTCTTCAGTGAATGAAGATTTACCCATTATGGATTCCTTGGCTTTCTTACCGAGGTCTTTGGCCTTAGTAATAACTTTTCCGCCTAAGTCTTTAGCTTTATCGCCAACCCCCTTAGCCTTGTCTAACAGACCAGAACCAAACTCTTTAGCTTTGTCTCCAACGCCTTTAGCTTTATCTAAAAGCCCAGAGCCAAATTCTTTAGCTTCGGTAACGGCTTTTCCGCCTAAGTCTTTAGCTCCTTCCCAGAGATCGCTTGCCCCCTTCTTTACTTTGGTCCAGAGCTTATCTTTATTATTATATTCTTCTATAGTAAGGTCAGTACCATGCTCTTCATTATACTCATCAACAATTCGTTGTGCCTCTTCACGTTGTTCGGATAACTCACCAAAGTCCATTCCAAGACATTCTTCTCCAAGTTTAATGATTATATCTACAACAAGATTTAATGGAACTAAACCTAACAGAAATACTTCATTAACACAATTGGCTAAACCACATAAAAATCTAGTAAAAGCATCAGGTTGTTCTACTGTACCTACTATATTATTGGCATTTTTAACACCAAGCGTAAATGATAATAATGCATCTGCTACTAAAATTACCAAAGCAGAACCGGCATAAGCACCTATCTTAGCAGCCGCTTTTGCACCCATTTTTCCGCCATGCTTTGCCAATAACTCGGCAACCTTAGTTCCGAGTTTAACACCAAGTTTATCAAGATTAGCAGTAGCTTTTTGAGCTCCCTTTCCTATTCCCTTAATAGCTCCCTTAAAATACTTTTGCACTACAGGTGAATTAAGAACTTTACTAATACCAGATTTTACTAAGTCTATAAATTTACCTAATATGCCTTTCTTCTGGCTAGACGCAATTTCACCTAAAGCATTTCCAGCACCATCCTTTAGTGCTTTTTCTGCTACTTCTTTTCCCGCAGTTTTTGCTACTTCTGTAGTTGAAGACTTAGCAGCTTTTTCAGTAAGACCAGCAACGGCATCTACCGTCTTACCATCCATGGTCTCTCCTGGAAGAGCTAATACATTATTAGCAAACTTACTAGCAGCAGTTGCTCCGTCATCAGCGTGTTTCAGCACAGTTCCATCGGCATCAATTACATCGATTACATCTGCACCAAAAGTTTCAGACACCTCTTTAGGTTTCTTAAATCTATCAAAGAATGATGACTTTTTAGTTTTAGTTTTCTTAGCTGCTTTAGATGCAGCCTTTGATGATGCCGATTTTGCCTTTTCTGCGGCTTTCTCAGCATCTAATTCTTTAACGACATCTGCTACTTCATCATAACTAAGATCTCCCTTAGCAATATCATCTAAGAACTCAAATAACGTAGAACCATTTTCTTTAATGCTTCCTTTATTAAGGCCAAGTTTAACTCCAAGTTTTTGGAGTCCTTTACTTGCTTTACCCATTCCTTTAGCAGAGCCTTCTCCAAGTTTATTAAGACCTTTTTGAGAATACTTGCCAACTCCAGGAATAAGTCTAGTAAGAGCTCCTACAGCTTTAGCTCCACCCTCAACAACCTTAGAACCGCCTTTAACACCAGTAGATGCTCCAAGCAAACTTCGAGTTATACCCTTAAGGCCGCCTTTAGTCAATTTAGAACCAGTAGTAGTCCCATATGACCCAACAGCAGCAGTATTCGCTTTAATTTCATCCTGAGAAAGCTTTACTTCCATACCAAGCATCTTAGAAGTTTCATAATGCTCTAATGCATGAGAACCAGTAATTTCTTCTCCATCACCGGTTACACCTAGAACCACGGTATCGCTATTAAGGACTTCTCCTACAGTCATGACACCATATCCACTCATATCTACTACAGCATATTTAACCTTCTCATATTCGGATATAGCCTTACTTTTATAAGCTTCTGGTATAAAATTAAATGCCTTTGGAAGCTTCCCATTAAGAGGATCTTTCTTTACAACGGTAGCTCCACCGACAGTGTATGTCTTGGTACCAGATTTAGTTTTCTTCCCAGTATCTTCATATTTAAGATTAGGAGTAACGCCATCTTTCTTAGCTTCTTCTACAGTTTCAGACATGTTTCTTACTTTAGATATATTACTATCTATGTCATAACCGACAGTAGAACCAGAAGAATCGAATTTCATATTATCCCAATCATAAGACCCTAGCTGAATATCTTTAGCTGAATCTCTCATCCATTTTGGGGCAGCTGCATTTCCAGTTTTATAAGCTCCCCCTGCTGGATAAACCTTTACATCATCAAGTTTACCATCATTCTTTTTCCTTCCAGATATAAGGTTATCGACACCAGCAATTATACCTTTACCGACACCAACCATTGCTGTAGGGAAATTGGTAATCAATGATGTTACTAATCCAGGAAGTACATTGGTTAAAGCCCAATTAACTGCATCTCCTGTATATGCAGCTATTGTTTTAGCAATAGTAGGAAAATCCTCTTGCATAAAAGTTTTGAATTTTTCTAATAATCCATCTGGATTTGCCGGATTGAAGAAGTAAATAAACTTTCCAAATCCATCTTTTTCTCCGTTCCAAGATGCTGATAAATATGGATGAACAGTTTCATTCCAGAATGATTCTAAGTACGGGGATGCTTTTTCTGCTAAAACAGCTCCAGCAGTTAATCCTCCAGCTACCTTTAATCCAGTAGGAATAATACTTGCAAGATTTTTTATTCCTCCTACTATTTTAGAAAACCAAGATTCCTCTTTTTCTTCTTTATCTCCACCCTTAAAGAATGAACCGATTTTACTCGGAAGTGAAGTAAGACTAGCCAAGATACCCTTTTGGGTATTTTCTTTATCTTGAATAATCTTTAAAGAGTTTTTAGTTTCCGCACTAGACGGGTCTATCTCTTGATCTCCATTTTTATCTTTAAATAGTTTTATAGGGTGACCATCTACAAATTGGGTAATGTATCTAGATGCATTTTTAGCTTTATTCTTAGCCTTTTTAACAAAATCTACTACAGAACCCTTTTTGTTAGCAGCAGCGGTATCAATATCTATTCCATCATTAGAACTTTTAGATACAGATGATGCCGCTATTAGCTTAATACCCTTTTCTATATTTTTAAATAAATCAAATAAAGGATTAGCTCCTTCTCTTCTATTTTTTCCTCCAAGAGAGCCAACAGCGTGTTCCTTAGCGTCATCAACATCGGATATTATAGCTTCTCCTTCAGACACAACAGCAGCTTTCTTTTTCCAATCGGTATTTTTATCACCGAATACCTTATTCATAGTATTCGTATTTCTAACTTTACCAGCGGCACCTTTAACAGCACCAGTAGTCATTGATACTATTTTGCTTCCCGCCTTAACGCCTTTAATCGGAGCCCCAGCTACCTTTTTAACCCCACGTCTTATAAACGGAAGAATGTGAGTACGCTCAGCTAACTCAGGATTTTCCTCTCCCTCTTCACCATGGCTACTTACATATTTAAACCTCTCTTCTTGATTCTTTAAATCATCGGTATATAATGAACTGCTTATATCAGAAATCTTAGTAAGATTTTCTATAATCTTATCTAATTTATCTTTAATTTCAGTATGACGTTGTTTCTGTTCTTCACTTATAACTTTATTTGGATTCGCAAGTTGCTCTGCTATTGGGCCACCACGTAATGACTTCTCATAATTAAGCATGTCTCTTATTTTATTTACTTCATGAGTAGAACCAGTTATTTTATCAAATAACTTTCTGTCCATATTCATTCCAAGACTACCTAATTGTCCGTAAAGTTCATTCATAGCCTCTGGCCTAGACTTTCTAGCCTTATCAGCCATTTTCATCTTAGACGCTTCTTTGTTAATAACTCCTCTAAGCTTATCTTTTTGCTCCTCTGTTAAACCACCTTTAGACGGGTCGGTACCGAGCCTATCAATATACTTTAAAGCATCTTCATAATATCCAGACTTAATAAGTCGTAATACCTCTTTACCAACAGCAGTTTTCTTAAGATCAAAGTCTTTACTCCATACTACATTTCTTATCTTATTAAAAGATTCCTGATGAGCTTTCTTCGCTGTAAGCCTAGAGCTTTCAACTCCAGCAAGCATATCTTGAAATTGTTCTATCTGTTCGTAGTCCATATTCTCAAGAGACTCATCAAATTGAGCAAAGTGATCTCTTCCGCCAATAAGCATTTTAGCGCCTTTAGACCTACGATATGCATTACGAGCAGCAGCACTCATCGTTTTTCTGGTACCACCAGTTTTAACTTGATGCTTTCTTGCTGTGTCTCCAAGTCTACTAAATGCTCTTATAGGCATTTGAGCAGCCCAAAATGCTGGTTTCAAAATAAATCCTAATACAGATTTAATTCCACCAAATACCTTTTTAGTTAATCTTTCCATCATACGATGAATAGGCTGACCAACTTTTTCGCTTATCCAATCTTTAAAGAATCCAGTAACAGAATCCATCATTAAGTGAAATTGATTGGCCAATGGTTCAAATGCAGTTTTAATAGGTTCAAGAATTTTATCTTTAACAAATCCTTTAAATTCGACAAACATGTCGTGGAAAAAATCAATAGCTGGTCTGGTAATGGAACCAAACAATCCACCAGTTCTTTCATTAGTTTCGGGGTCTACCGCACCAAACATAAAGTCTTTAAACTTATCCGTATCAGAAGCAAAACCTAATGCAGAACCTAAAAGAATATTAGTAGTCATACCAAACGGACCAGCTAATAATCCAGCAGCTGCTCCTATTCCCATCTTAGGAAGAACAGATCTCATTTTATTTTGGAATTGCTCTTTATTTTCAAATAGTTTCCCTTCTCCAAATAGAGCATTTTGAACAGTTTCACTATTCTTAGCAAACCCAAATGCTGAACCTAAAACGATACCAGCTACTGGACCTCCTGGAACTAAAGGTAATGCAGTAATAATACCACCTACAGTAGCGCTTTTTGCCATTCCAGGAAGATATTTATGTATATTATTAGATAACTCTTTAGAGAATATTATTCCTCCCTGATACTCTCCATCCTTTTGCTCCCCAAAGAGGAAATTTTGAAAAGATTCAGACCTTTTAGCTAATCCTACAGCAGCCCCAATTCCGGCTCCTATTAATGGTCCACCGATGAACCCGGTCATCAAAGACAAACCAGCTCCAAGTGTAGCTCCAGTTGTTAAAGAAGGTAACGATTCTTTTGCTTGTTGAAACAGATTTTTTCCGCGTTTCTTGAGAGTTTCTACTTCTTTCTCATCACCAAATAAACCACTTTCTTTGATCTCTTTTTCAACTACATCATGTATAGAATTACCAAAACCTCGTAAAGCATCTGAAGCTGCATCAGAAAATTTCCATCTAGATTCATCTATATCTTTCTTATTACCTGAAATCTTTTGGTATTTCTTCAACAAACTATTCAGAATATTATTACGAATTTCTTCTTTCTTTTCATCAGTTTGTGCCTTTTTCCTTGCATCTATCTCCGCATTGTATTCTTCTTCAGTCATCTCGTGACCTTGAGCAGAAGATTCATTTACGGCCTTCTTTGCTTTTCTATTTCTATCAAATTGAACAATCTTTCCTTTGGCATACATCATTATATTATCTACACCATTAGATTTAAGCTTGTTCTTAACAGCACGTTCTTTTCTATATCTTTTAGCTATATTAAGCGGGTCCATATCCGGAGGTATAATCATTTCACCTTCAGAGATAACAGCAAGACCAGTCTTATCTACCATTCTCATTCCACTAGCAGCCTGAGTCAGGTCATCTGTATTTCCGCCTAATTTAGCATATTTTATTTTAATATCTCTTAATTGTTTACTCAGTTCAAGAGATTGTTTCTTTTTAGAACCGTCTAATCCTAAATCATCTCCAGCTTCAGCAAATGCATCTTTAATCCAACTACCTACATTCTTAAACTCTTTAGATAATCCCTGTTGAAAATCTGTAAATAATCCTTTTTCAGATATTTTTCCGTCATTCTTTTTACCAAAAAAGAATTGTTTCATTTTATCTACAGTTTCATCGAGATTAATACCAAACATAGAAAAGAATCTAGAAGCTGCATCGTGAATGTTTTGCTTATTAATCTTTGCCTTTAACGGAGTAATAATCGTGTCATCAATGAATGTAGAGAATTTATCAAATATTTGCTCAAGTCTATTAAATAATCTTCCAGAAAACGATTTCTTTCCGGTCTTATCTTCTTTAGGGCCATAAATGAAATCGTACATTCTTTCATCTGCTTTATCATATACAGATGCTATGAACTCTCCTGGTCGTTTAGCTAAGTTCTTTATATTTTCAACTACAACTGCGGCCTTAGCTGATAATCCTTGAGCTTCTCTCACTTGCGCTGAAAAACTTTTGCTTTTTGTATTTCTGCCGTATGCATCATATTTATCATCAATTCTTTCAGCAGCATAAGATTTGATTTCCTCTTTAGTAAGATCTGGAATGTTTTCGTATTCTGCATGATTCTTATCATAATCTTTATCTCCAGATCTAGATTTCACATTAGATAAAGCATCTAAGTCGAAGCTATCAAAAGACGGTATAGGTCCATTCCTCTTGTTATTAGAACCTCCCCTACCTCTAATTCCATATAGCCGAATATAAGATATTTCTTTATGAATAGCTTTTAATTCATTAATCACACCATTATTAATACCGGCTATAGGAGAGGATTTTTTATCAGCATCGCTCTTCTGCTCTACAGAACCATTCTGTAGAGCCGTAAATACAGAATCTCCTCGACTTTCTAGTTCTTTCATTTGTCGAGTAACACTATCTCGACCCTGCATTATATTATTTGCAAGCATCATCATTTCTGGAGTCCCGTCAAGCATTTGACGCAATATCTCCAAATTTACTTCAGATGCCATACCACCCTTAAGACCATAAGAAGAAGCAGATTTCTTTTGTCTTGTATTAAATACTCTCTGATTCTTGAACATGTAGTCTTTAAGAGCTTCCCAATCTCTTTCAAAGGCTTTACGTTCTTTATCAGATTTAAACCCATCTTTTTTCATCTTAGATTTTACTAAATCATCTACGTCGAACATAGCACTATCTCTAGAAAATTTAGTAACGTCCTTAAGCTGTTTTTGTAACTGGTCCATGGTAACAAACTTACCAGTTTCATAATCAAATCTATCTTGTTGATTACCGCTTAAAGCAGAATATATCTTTGATAAGTATGTAGGTATAACTTCTACTATTGCTTTTCGTGTTATACCATCAAAAGGAACTCGTCCCTTTTCATACTTAGACGGGTCAAGGGTAGTTTTCATGGAATTATTAACTCCAAAAATATCAGAAGCCAAATCCCAGAATCCGCCCTTTTCATTGGCAGTTTCTTTAAGTTTCAATAATGCTGAGCCAAACATTCCGCCCAAAGTTTTATTAAATGACTCCATAGAAGTTTTTACCACTTTAGGAAGAAGCTTAGGCATAATTTCTTGCATTATTAATGATACTGGTGAAGAAGCAAACGTCATGAGCATATCTTTATCACTCATCATATCAAGCATATCCGTTACTTCTCCCACCCTATCCTTGATATTTTTCTTGACGCTTTCAAAATACGTTTCTAAATCTACTATACCATCTGAATCTGTCATATCAGAATACGTTTTCTTCTTTGAAGAATATCCTTTTGAATCTTTAGAATCAGCATCGCTAATCTTTTTTATATTCTCAGATATTTCTTTTAAAAGAGTTATCTTTTCTTGGTCAGCCTTATTTACAGATTCATAAAATTTCTTAGAATTTTCATAATGAGCAGTAGTAGTTTCTGTAGAGAACTGAAGAAGTGCAGTTACATTCTTATTGATAGTGCCCATTCCGGTATGAAGACCGGCGTATATAGCATTCATCTGACGATATTGTGCTTTAGCGATTTCACCAGTACCTTGCATAATATATTCTGCTGATTTTGCTACAGCCGAAGCCACTGCAGTCGATGATTTCTCTCCCACTAAATCCATCATCTCATTAGATGACATTTCAGTTTGTTCTAAGCCATCATCCATACTGCCAAAATCAAAGTCCATACCGTCACCGTTATCACCAAGCATAGACATTGTTGCTTTCTCGTCATACTCGTTGATACGTTCTCTGTTATAGAATTGACCAGTACTTATATCTTGCTTAAGATTCCTTAAAAATGTTCTACCAAATTCAGTATATTGGCTTTCCATTATTTTTGCCGGCATTTCTTTAGATTTGCGCTTCAATGTCTTTACCGACAAATACATATCTTTCATGATATTGCTATTAGTATCATTAAATCCCTTGATAGTGGGATTCATCTCTTTAGCAACTTCAATAGACATATATTTTACTGATTTTCCTACATTTCTAATATAACTTAATGCATTGGCCATTTCATTATCCTCCCTTCTAAGGTAGATTAATGAAATGTTCGAGACAAAAAAGAATAGGGGTACGGTTTAAACCGTACCCCAAGGAGTATGAAAAAAGATAATTGTATTTCTGCGGCGTCTAACTTATTTAACCCATACAGGGCAGCTTCCATATACTTTAGCACTGAAATGTGCCGGTACGACCTTTTCTCCAGATTCGTATCTTCCGGTACCGTCCTCATTTACTCCGATCTTCTTAGGATAAGACTTAGTAGTCTGCTCGACGTCTTTACCGCACAATGCAAGATTGGAATTTTCTCTTCCTCCGAATGGAAGTTTTCTTCCGGTATGAAGATATGTATTTACAAACTCTTTGGATACATTTACCAAAGTAGTAGCTTCTCCCTTTGTTACTTCATGAGCATCAGCCAAAGCCTTAGCCTCATCTTTGGAAATCTTTACCGTAGCAGCAATAACTCCAGCCTGCATCTCTCTATAATCCATTGCCGGATTGTATGATCCTTTCTTGCCAGAAGCTCCGTATACTCCAACTTCATAATCTTTATCATTGAGCATCGTCTGCATAACCTTTACTTCATCCTTAGCCGATGATGATGTCTGTGACAACCCGTCTTTAATCTCCTTAATAACCTCATTTACATTATAATTTGCCATTTCGGTTCCTCCTTAGATATGATTATTTATTTTATTTAGTATAACTCTTATAAATGAGTTATAACTGTCATAATTTATTAAGAGATATAAATCATCCCTCTTACCAATTTTGGTTCTTTTCCCTTTTCAGCAATATAATTTGTTATGTCTTTATGGTTCATTACCAAAAGTAATTTTAGAAAATCTGACTTTTTCATTTTTATCACCAACCTTTCTAATTATGCCTATACTCATATGTTTAGGTGTTAATTATTATTAATTCAATTATATATAATATATATGAAGATAAATCTTAGATTCTGAATAATAATCTCTGTAAGAAAATGAATCTGTTACCTTAAATTTTAATCTTAGGTCATGTATGAATCTAGTCTTATATATTCTAATCTTATCTTTTAAATGAATCTTAACCATAATATCTTAATCTCGTTCCTAGGATGAATCTGCAGTGATAAATTATAATCTAATGGACTAAATGAATCTACTGTTGCAAATATTAATCTTAAATGAGGAATGATTCTAACTTCTAATATTTTAATCTTGCCTGAATAATGAATCTATAGTTTGGTATTTTAATCTGATGGTATACATGAATCTTTATCCACGTATTATAATCTGACCCAAAAAATGAAAACATTCATGATTTAGTCTTATAAGTTAAATGAATCTGATTGCTCAAATCTTAATCTCGTGCGTATAATGAATCTTTTCTACTAAATTTTAATCTTATTGGAATAATGAATCTCTAAATCTATATTATAATCTAATTAAGAGGATGAATCTACTTCCAGATATTATAATCTAAATAGCTGAATGAATCTCAACTATCGTATCTAAATCGCATATCACAAATGATAAAATGTAGGGGCAACTCCCAGCCCCTACATTACTCCCCTTTATTTTTTCTTTGAATAATCCAAAAGCTCAACTTTATAGTAAGTAAAACAATGAAAGGAGGAACTATTATGTTCTTCGTAGATGAACTTACCAACCTAAAGCTCTATAAAAAAGAGTTTTCATACCCTCTTGTAGATAGTCATAAGAAAAGTGGATCATTAGCATTTATTTTTTCTCCAAATTATGAATCTGCAAATAGGATTATGAATCATAGACTATTTAAAAATAGATATTTCTATTCTTATTATCTTGAAAGGGGAGTTACTTATTATATCCAAAATGAATATGGTCTTCCTAAATTACATAACGACGGAAGTATTGTTATTGATGAAGCATACAATAATATACTCCTTAAAGACGGAAAGGTAATATATTCTGGTTTTCAAGATGATATAGACGAAGTGTCAAAAATTCTTAATGGAAAATCTATAAAGAATTTTGCTAATGAATATGGTATAAAAGTAAAGTATCCAATCCGTATAAATATATATAAGAAGACCACGCCTCCACCGTCAAAAAGAGGAGAAATTAATGTGTCATCAAGATTTGATTATGGTGGAAAGATATACAAAAATTATAATTCTTATTTAATATATGAGATGATTGATGCATTACTTTCTAGAGAAATACCGTGGCCTCCATTAGTTAGAGCTGTTGCTTTATATGAAAGTGGATTATATGAACTACACAAATCAAGTTGGCCATTTGATCCTAGATTAAAAACCATGTGTAAAAAAGTAGAAAGGTATATAAATAATCATGGAAAGTCTTCATTTATAAGAGATGCAATTCATGCCGATTCTAAAGGAAGAATTGGATTTGTATTTAGAGAAGACGCTTCTGATGAAATGTGGCAAGAGCCTATTCATGAGCTATACGTAGAACCTAAATACAGAACGGATTCTGATATAAGTGGAATATTGGGAAAAAATAACTCTATTAAGATTGATGAAGCCCATGTGTTGGTATTCAACGAGGATGCTGCATTTAATAGTAACTTAAAGAAGATATTATAT